TTTTTCATCCTCTGCTCTATTAATCAAAAGACGATGATCCCAAATCCGAACCTGAGGATGAAGATCCAAAATCAGAAGGACCTGGATCAGGTTGAGACGAAGCAAGTCCGGATGCTATGTCAGCAATAACCGGACAGGATAACGAAAGTTATGGCTATTTTTATTCTGTCCTCCAGAGATATTTTTGGCAAAGGGAGCTTTTTTATTATTCTCATTCTTGAAAATCCACATTTTGTTCCCCTGTCATCTTTGAATTCCCCATTTCCTTCAGCTTCCCATAGTTTAGGATTATCTATAGAAGCATGTATATAATTCATGAAAACTGCAACTAAGGGATCGCTATAAGCATGTAACCAACCCTCAGTGCATAATGGACCTATACCAGACGTCTTTTTCCATCTGCCAGGGATCCATTTAAAACCGTTGAATGTAGTGTTGTTTTGTGTCGTCAGTTTGTAGACTTTCATTTGTTTTCCTCTAATATCCAGGCTAGAGTTGTAGTGAAATTACAATAAGCGCAGTACAGAACCGTTGAGTCTGGCTTACCCCAAAGAGGGCACAATTTTGGATCGTGCTTTCCACGTGCATCGTCACAAAATCCTTTTGCTTCTTTTATTTCTTGCTTTGTTTTCATTCGGGGATCTCTTCTACTGCATCTTTAGAAACCGCAACTAGAAACTCTACGTACGGTAATACATATGGGATATGCAAAACAATACAAGGTTCTCCTCTCTCTAAAAAAATATCAACGCATCCCCCCTCTTCTCCGTAAAACCAGTCAAATCGAGTCATATTTTTTATGCTTATGGCCGAATAGCCCGGTAGAAGATCTTTAGCAGATGTCGGAAAGCCATTTCCACCCCAGTGCAGAGGAAAAAAAACAGTCTGTTCTTTTTTCAAACGATATCGTTTCACAGGATTTCCTTATCCGTTGTTTGATGATGGATATTATATACGCCTATCTCTATGAGCTTGAAATTCATAAATATAAGTAATATCGTGAACTTAGGATTATGGTCACCTTTATATAAATCCAGAGATATGTACGGATCTATAACAGTAACCCCATCTCTGAAATTACGGATTTTGTGCAGTCCGGATATTTCAAAAGCATAGTTTTTGTTTATCATACAAGACCAGCACAACATCTGTTTTACTCCTACTTGGCCAACTCAATGGTTATCAAGACTTTTTTGTCTTTAAAGTTTTCCAGTATTTCTGGAAAAACAGTATCACTCATATGATTGTCATATCTGTTTATTGATACAGTTATGTCGTTTCCACAGTCTATCTCAGCGCACCCAGATCCGTCAAAATAATCATCTATGAGAGTGCCGGTAAAAAATTGTTTAACGGACGGGATTTCCTCTTGTGGATTTGTCGGACATGTCAACAGGTAATCATAAGCATCTTTTACCGTTTTCAATTTTTCGATTTGATTATCATCTATCTCTATTTTAAGTCCGACTTCTAGAGCCATTACAGTTTCCAGTGTATCGATAGAGTCATACCCTAAATCCTGTACGAATTTGGACTCAAAAGCTATTTTATTGGTTGGAATACCTGTAGATTCGGAAACTATTTTGAATAGAACCCTTTTCACAAGATCTTCTTTAGTTGTCATGGTGTTGTCCTCTCACAGTTTGACTTTTTCAAGGAATAGTTCTATGAAATGGTTTTTATTGAAAAGTTTTACTGTTCCGTCCGAGTTTATGATAGGAACACCCCTGATTTCTTTTGGATCCGTCAGACGAGCTAAACATATACAGTTTTCAATTGCGGCAAAATTACCGTCTTTATCTTTTTGTTCATAAATCCTATCAGACGATCCCGCCACCGGTGTAACGCGTATTTTATCGGGATCATAGACCTGTGCGATTGGTGTGGGAGGATTATTTCCTTCCGAAGATACTGTTATCGTAAAAAAAGCTTCTCCAGTGAGCCAGAAAGATAGTGCTGCTTTCTTTAGAAGCTTGTCTGGAAGCTTTGAAATGTCTATTTTATTAAGTATTTCCTTTTCCGAATAAAGGGCTAGTGAATCAATAAGGGTACTTATCTTCGGCTTGGATGTGTACAAAAACGCTATCTTGTTGTTTCTTTCGTTTAGAGCTTCCAATTCCATAATAGTTTATGTCCTTCCGTTAATAGTTTAGACATATCCCTGACTAAAGCGCGTTTTATAAGATTGGCCATGTTGAATTTCTTTATCAATCTTTGGTAAACTTCCAAAGCATACAGAGCGTCGTAATAAGCGTTATGTTTGCCTGGATTTTCTATCTTTAGATAAGAACAAAGGCTAGCTAAACTGCAGCTCTCCACATCTATGATCCCTGCATCCCGCAATATATTGGCAATTTGATAGGTATCTATTATGTGATAATCGAAATTTTTGTTATAGTCTCCTTGGAGCCATTTTTTCAGGAAAATTAGATCAAAAACGCTATAATTATGCCCTAAAGGGGCTAGTTTGACCTTAATATCGCAGTTTTGGTCCTCTATCCAGCTTATCAGCTTGTTTTTTATGGCATCTTTTGACTTATCCTCTGTTATGGTTTTGGGGTCTATTTTGTTGATTTCCAGGGCTTCTCTGGTCATGCGCTCTGGGTGATCAGGTTTGATGTACTCCGTAAAGGCTTCCAAAGGCTTATAATGCTTGTCAAAAGTGACCACGGACACTTGGACTATCTCATGATAGTCCGGATCCAAGCCTGTTGTTTCTATATCTATCGAGGCTGGGATTAAAACTGTGTCGTCCACGATTTATTTTCTCCTTAATAGAAGAAGCAGCCAAGTCTATAACAGAAATATGGCTCCCAAAAATGCATGTCCATAATGTGTCTTACTTCTTTGCCGGAAAAATATAGGAAAGAGTCTAACTTCTGGATAGTTAAATCTTTTCTTTTATCCAGTATCCTCTCTATGACTTCAAGGCATTCAGTCCGTAGTTTGGTTTCTTCGTATAAATTAAAGATATTGCCACCGTACTCTTTAATAACGCCGCTGAACCTTAGAAACAGCATGATATTATAATCGATGCAGCCCTTTTTTTGGGCCGGTAGATTTTCATATCCCAAGTCTGTCAGCATAATCCAAAGCAAGGTCTCGCGTTTTCTTAAAGGATCTCCCCCGAACACAAATGATAGGGAATCCCACCATACTGGATCCATGACACATATTTGATTATTCTTGAGAAAATCAGAAACGGTTACATAAATTTCCGTACGCTTTAAACATAGATTCATTTCGGTTATTGGTTTTTTTCCGGTGACGACTTTAAACCAGTCATCCGAGCTTATGGCTGGCCAAACTATTTTTCCATCTTCTTCCCAGTAATTAAACTGTCCAGCTGCTCCGAGGATAGCTCTCTTGAGGATAAAATCATCGTCGGACATAGGATTAATATCAAGAAGACTTTTCCAAACTTCTGTTCGATTGTAGTCTACCTTGACGGAGATATTTCTAGTCAGTTTTTCAAGTTCGTCGTTATCTATCATATTTCCTATGCTCCAGTTTGGTTTTTCTGCTTTTCATAAGACTTCCAATATTTATGCATTCCTAATTTTGCCTTTTTTATATAAGCTCTATCCTTCCACAGGCTTTTCATTTTAAGACTGTGTATGATTCTATTTTGTTTATTCTTCCAAAATCTCTTACTCCTCAAGCTTTGAATTTTTTTGTTCTTTTTTATAGACCATCTTTTCCTAAGTCTGTCTTTTGCTTTTAATCTAAATTTTCGGTTTTTCCACTGTTTCTTCACCCTCTGTTTTACTTCATCTCGATGTAGAAGCAAATAATTATCCCACCCCTGTTTTTTCCTCTGTATTACGATTACATCGTGCATTGCTTTATACACTGATTTGCTTATTTTTTTCTTTGTTTTTAATGTGTGGGGGCCATACCTGATAGCCCCGCCTGTGCCTCCTAAAGATATGTTGTATCCGTTTGGCACAGTTGTTTTTAGATTATTTATGAAATAAATTTCACTCTCATTTAAATCTTTTTTATCGCTACATCTTTTTAAAACGTACCAATCAAAAGATTCTTTTCCATATTTATATAGAGCTCTATAAAACGGACTTTTTGAATTCCGCTTTATACATTTTTCATGCTTTTTTATTCTTTGATACAAAGACTTAGCTGTTTGGCCGACATATTTTTTACCGTTAATTCTGTTTTCGGCGCAGTAAATTATCATTTACTAATGTCTTTTTTAAATTCAACTCTTAGTTTCATTGGGGTTTTCAAAACATATTTATTTAGGCTATCATCTAACTCCATTTTAAATATCTCACAGTTTTCAGGATTTTTATATCCATCAAACTGTTCAAAACTCCAATGAAAAAATCTTGTAAAAAAAGCTTTTATAGTTAATCCGTGGCTTACAATGATTGTGGCTACCGGATATAATTTTTTCTCAAAATCCCTGTGCATTGTATCTATAAAAGTAGTTATTCTGTCATAAACATCTGCCCCAGATTCCCCATAGGGCATACGGTAGAAGAATGTTCCAAACTCTTTTCGTTCTAGTTTTATTTTTCTTTTTAAATGATCCTCAGCGTAATTGCCCCATTCTTGTTCCCGAAGGCGAGGATCTTCTCGAATTTTTGCCTTAATCGAATTTCCTATTAAGGCTGTAGTTTCTCGTGCTCTGTACCAGGGTGAACTGTAGATAATAAAATCAGGTCTAAATAACAAGTTCATTGAGGTCTCTAAAGATAATTTTGATATAGAAGATTGGTAATCTGCAAGAAGTCTTTTACCCACTTCTATAGCTTGTTGTTTACCTTTTTCTGTAAGATTTATTTTCCAGTCCGGGATGTGTTCATAGAGTACGGAATCTATATTCCCCTCAGACTCTCCATGGCGTATCAGATAAATAAAAAGGGGCTTCATCTGCAGGGGCTCAATTCTACGCTCAAACCGAGCTCTATTAATATCCTGTCCAGATTCTCTATAAGATTTTGCTTTATGCACGCATGAAGGTGAGTATTGTCGAGTATTTCATCTTTTAATTTTTTGGGATCTTCGCCTATATAGGATAGTTTTTTCCAGGTGTCCCACCTAAGCGTATGAAGTCTGCTCAATTTGATGTCTTTTCTCCAGAATTTTGGGAATTCTTTTTGAATACGCTTTCTTTCAATGAGATACTCGAAAAGGATTTCTCTTCTTATATCTTTTGGATCTCTTTGGAAGGCCTGTATCCTTCTACAAAAAGAATGATCGATCTGCTTTATCCCATATGGTGTATATGCAGAGAAACAACGAAAGCCTTCATCGGTTGCCGTTTGAAACATAGCCTGATCTATGTACATTTCGTCCATGCTTGTGGGTATAGGAAGCGATAGCTGTAGGGCATCCATTAGTTAATCTCTTTTTTAGGATATTTAATGATTTCTTTTATATGAAGACGATCTTTCTGAAAGTCTTCTGGTTTTCGGCTATCTTTGAATATCTTCTCGAAATTTGCATCCCAGACTTTTTTAACAATAGGCCTAGGGTCGTCGCCTTTTCCTGCTCCCTCAGACACGAAACTGACACCTCTTTATGGTAATCACCAGATACCGCAGATCCGTCTGCAAATCTGTAATGGACACTCGATGCTTTGAGATTGCGTTTTCTGTTTTCAACAGATCTGTGATGGATGATCCCAGAAGAGCTTGTATGGCTTCTTTCAATTGATTTTCATTGTACTTTGCAATTAAATCTTCATCGGATAAGTCACGCTCGTTTGTGAATTCATTCAGCACTCTTATGGCTGATTCTATGTAAGTGTCCACGAAGACCTCCTAATGATATAGGTAATCTAATCCTCTGTTAAAAAACCGACCAGGATATCTCCAGTGCGCGTACCACTGGTCATGCGTTTTGCTGAAGCTGGTCAGCAATTTTTAATCCCGGTCGGTACATAGGGTTCCTGTTCATGAGGATCGTTGTAATAATATACTATCTAGCCAATACAACTTTAAAGACTTTTTGGAATAATCTATTAATCAGCCCAACTATCTAGAAGGGTCTTACCTGGAGTGAGGCTATTGGTGTAGCTATGCCTCTTACAATGGAATAAGTGTCTCATTTAAGAAAGATTTTTATCATGAACATCCCAAGCCGTATGCGTCTTGCAGTTGTCTCCATTTTCAAAGCTGCTGCAGAGGGTGATCAACGCCGCTTCCAGAATTTTGCTAATTTCCTCGGTATCTCTCTAAAGCCCAAACAAGAATCGGCTCCCGCTCCAGAGGAACAGACTAAAGAAGCCGCAATGGAGATAGATGCAAGGTCAAAACCACAAGTAAAAAATGCCATACGGGAAGCTTTTATCAATTTCCTTAAACCTTATATGCCTATAGGATATTTTGAAGCTGGAAAAAGGGACACTTTTAAAGTTAGAAATGAGATGTTTCAGGAGTTGCCGGACAATCTATTCAATGCTATGCAACACAAAATAATAGAGATACTGGGGGATAAAGCTAAAAGAGAGGGCTATAAACTAAACACTGGGGATATAGTCCTAGAAGATGAGTCTGTTGATTCTGAAATAATCAAAATGCTTGACTATTACAAGAAGAATCCAGAAAATTTTGAAAAAGTGATAAATTTTGCATTTTCTCCTGCAAGAAAAGATACAGGCGGAAAAAGATATGAGACAAAACCGGGAGAAACTTGGTTTACTCCTATAGTCTCTGATGAGCTCTATGCAAAATATAAAAAGTATATAGCAGATAATAGAGAGGGTCTTCGTCAGAGAGCACAAAGAGAAGGAAAAGACGAAATTACGACTCCTGAGGCTATGGGAATCTATAAAGGCAAAGCTGATCCATATGCTATCAGAATTTTGGACGGTCTCAAGAAATTCAATATTGAAGTAAAAGATAAAGACATAGCAATGGATACTAGAGAGAGTCTGCCGACTACCTCAATACTTTTTTTCATACCTGAACTGGCGAAAGCCAGACCAGTTATATATGATGATATCCTTTTCCGTAAAAAATTGCCAGCTAATATGGGACCTTTAGGAAGAGAAAATAAAAAGCATCCGGTAACTGTGCAGTATTCTAGTGATAAGGGTTTGGCTATTCGTTTTACTGAAGTGTACAAGGCTTGGGAGGAGAACACATCTCAGGTATTTAAAATTCTAGGATTTACGGACAAAGCCTCTTATCAAAGACTCGTACAAGTAGCGGTTAGATATTATGGTCAAGCCACAATAAGGAATGCTAAAGATTTGGATACTCTTATTTCTGAACTGGGTGGAAAAATATCAGTTAGAGATAAAATGGATCCTAAAAGAGATACAAAAACCATATCAACAGCTGAGGATCTTGGAGAACTTCAGGAGTATGGTGGAGAACAGGTTACTAAAGAAGAACTGAAATCTACATATAAACCTGAAAAAACAATAGAAAAATACAAACAACAAGATAAAGAGATAGCGGAAAAATTGCAAAAAGTAAAAGATATGTGGGGGGATAAGATACAAGCTTATCTATTCAACATTTCCCCAGAAGATGGTAAGGCTATGAGAGAAGCAATAGTTAGGACTGAAACACTTCCAACCATTAAAGATGTGACGTTGAGGATAAAGGCCGGTGAACTCAGAGTTGGCTTTGCTAATCTAATAAATACAAAAGAAGTAGCAGAAAAAACATTGGAATTCATTTTTGACGAAAGAACTCCTCAAGGAGAGAATGCTTGGAGAGTTTTAATTAAAAATTATATCCTTACTCAAGGGCTGCAATCTGATGAGTTTGTGATGGCTATTAAAGCCTTGCTATTTAGAGACCTTAAAAAATCAGAGGGGAAGAATAGAGCCGCTCTTACTACAGCTATGAGAGATTCTAGCTGGGATGAAATAACTTCGAAATACAGCATTGAAGATGTTGGTTCATTTTTGAAAGAGCAAAATTTCGCCTTTGTCACAGAAGATCTTAATAAGGCTATTAAAAAAGCCATATCTAAAAATGAGAACTCTCCGGCATTCAAGACATTCTTCAGCAGACTCCGTACATGGGCTGATATCGCTCATGGAAAAACTTTGCAGACGAAGTTGGAAAGAATATTAGAAGGGGATGATCCAAGCCCAGTCACGATGGATGAAGCCCTTAAAGCAAAAATAGTAAGAGAATATAAAGAAACAGATCCTCGCATAGAAGATGAGTTGACTGAATTGGAGGAGGATAAGAGGCACCTGGAAAAAGAAAAAGAAGAACAGGTAGAAGAAGATCCTGATCTAAATCTGGAATTGGAAGAGACAAATAAAAAAATAAATGCTCTAAAGGAAAAATCTATTAAAAAAGAGCGGATAGATTTATCTGTTCCGGAAGCTAAAGGATATTTGGAAGAAGTCATTAAAAAACTCATAGAGGAGCGTTTACAAAAAGCATATGTTAGAGATTTTACCAAGAAAGCCTCGTGTCTGGAGTTTATAAAATCAACTTATTATTTCTTGAAGAACAAGGAAGCTTATAATGGCAAAACCTACCTATAAAGAACTGTTGGAGAGAGTTAAGCCTCATACAATGATGCCAGTAAAGCCGGAGCAATTGGGTTTTACTAAACCGGTCATTAGAACCATAGGTAATTTGCCGCTGGCAGGTTTTTTTGCAGAAACCGTAAAAATCCTTAAGGATATGTATCAGACCAACCCAGAATTTAAAGCTATGGTCGATACAGATAGAGCAAAGGGTACGGATAATACTCTCCGTCAGCTGTACCATTCTTTAGAAGTTATGGCTAAAGATGTAACTAATGAGGAAACAAAAACAGCTTTACTCTCAACTCCTTCGAGCGCTGCTGAAAATATAATGGGAGCTTTCGAAAAATCTCTCAAAGCCACGCAACCAGCTGCCCCTGTTACAGAAACAACCAAAAAAACTGGATTTCTTTCTCCGGAAGAGTTGAAACTTTTCGGTTTTGAACAAGGTAAAATATCCCCCTCTGCTACGAGAGATAGTTATTATGAGGCCATAAAAGCCTTTAACAATTCTGAAGCTGCTGGAAACATGTCTATAGCTGAAAAGAGCAACTTCATAGATAGGTTCAGGGAAACTTTTAAAAATGCTGTAAAAGTCAAAGAGGATATGCTCGATCAGGCAGATTTGAAATTCTTTAAGTTTAGAGATAGACCTCTTCAAAGTCTCAACGAGATCCATCCTGAAATAAACCAGGATACGGCTTTTGAAATAGCCCAATCGCTACATAAAAAAAGATTGGATCCATCTATCAAAAAAGACTTACTTACGAAATTATTCAATACTATAAGAGATAAAAAAATAAAAGCACACGGTGGCCTTAATAAATACGAAGAACAGTGGTTGGATAAAACTAAACTTGATAAATATTTTGAGGCTGAAGTCCGTCCAAAAACACGTATAGAGTTTCAAGAAGGACAAGAGCCCCTTACTGAAGAAGAGCGTAAAGAGTTCAGAAGACAAGATTATCTCAAACAACATGCAAAACCTGAAGAATTTCAAAGAGTATCTGAAGTAGTCCGTGCAGGATTACTCCAAGTTACAAGGTTGAAGGATAATCTGAGAAAAACGAATTGGCAAGTAGAGATGGACAGACTTGCAAAATCCTTGAAGTCTGTTATTCCTCCTGTGGGAGAAATGCAGGAATATGTAGAAAATATAGAGAAAACTCTTGAAGGTATGGACATCTCCTCAGCGGATCTGCCTCTCATTTTGAATGTTGAAGATGGAATATACAAGCCTCGTCTTGAAAATCTTGAAATAAAAAATCTTATGGACAGAGACAAGAGACTTATTGATTCCCTTAAAAAAGAAGGGGATAAAACAAAACAAGACGCATTGAAGAAAGCTATTTCAGATAATCGATCTATTGCTGTTCGTCTCCTAAAACTTCGTAAGTTAAATCTGAAGGGCGTAAAAGCCACAGTTACAAGATACATAGATTACATAAAGTCAAAAAAAGATGCTCTAGCAACCTATCAGCGAGATACTGTGGAAGCACGTAGAAATGTAAAGATGATTGGGGATAACATCAAGGAGCTCAACAATCATTTTACGGATTTGATGCGTGAGGAAGAATTTAGGATTCGTTGGAACAGACCGTCTGTTCCTACTCCAGAAAGTCCAGAAGATAAAAAAAGAATTAAAGAGCTTGGGAAAGATTTTCCTGAGTCAGAATCAGCAGCCCAGGCTAAAGCAAGGGAGATTGGACAGGCTAAAAAAGAACCTGAATTTCAAACTAAACTCTCCATGAAGACAGAGAAATATCAAAAAGCTTATGAAAAGTTTATGGGCGATGCAGACGCTATCGCTAGTTTGAAAGACGAAGTTTCCGATGTGGCTGCAACACTAGAATTAAAATTGAAAAGTATAATAGAAGAGGGGCCGTCAAACAAAGATAATCCTTATGGTGGATGGGGTCCTTCTCTTGATGAGATGAAGGCGATATTAAATGAGCTTGTAAAGAAATTGGATAAATACGACCTTGATAAAGAAATTGAAAAAGTTAAGGAATTTTTTGACAACTTGTATATGCCCGGACTATTTGTAGAACTTCCAAAAGGTGAAATAGAGAAAAATGCCACGTTCATGTTTGATGCAGCTTCCAAATTAAGAGACTTCTCGGAATCTATATTGAAATCAGCTGCAGAAAGAATGGAAGCTCCTTCAAACAAAACATTGATGTATGATATAGCTTTCCCTAAGAAGAGAGAGACACCTTTAGGACCTAGAGCATTCCCTGGATTTTTGAAGCAGGATACGAATAGACTTGTCGAAAGATATCTGGAATATTTGGAAAAAGAAGGTCTTCCGGATATGATTAGCAATCCCGATGCAGATGTTTCAAGACAAGTAGATGAGGGAATAAAGAAATCTCTAAGGATCCCTGGTAAACTAGGAGATTATCTGGCTAACGAAACCAGACGAAGATTCCTGAATGATACTGAACTCAAAAAGGCTAGAGAAGAACTTGTTAAGATAGAGAAGTCGATGGCAGGCAAAACTGATGAAACTGAAAAACCGGTTGAAGAAGGATTGCGTGACAAACTGCAAACTTTAAGAGATAAGCATATCAAACAGATCGAAGGTGCTTTGGAATTTGTTTTGGATCCTCTGGAAAAACTTGAAAAATCGGTAGCTGGGGAAAAAGCAAAGTTACCAGGAGCTCAAAAAGCGGAAGAAGCCAAAATTTCTACACTGAAAGATCTAATTACATGGTCAGAGAATAAGAAAAACTCCAAAGGCATAAGTGTAATGGAGAGGATTGTTAATCCTGATCTTAAGAGAACAAAAGAATCAATTCAAGAAGAAGTGGCAGCTTGGGCAAAAGAACCAAATAACAATGAGGTTATTGTTGGTCTAAAAGAGGGAAAGCGCCAGGGTGACATATCTGCTTTCTTAAAATCCTACAATGACAAATTCGGGACAAAGTATACCGATCTTCCTCCTTGGGCTGAGATGAGGAAAGATCTGAATCGTTTTGTTAACAATGAGCTAAAAGGATCTGTAGCAAAAGATAAAGAAGATGACAAAACATTCATAGATAAGTTTAATGAGATAGCTGGGACAAGTTTTAAAGAATTACCTTCCAAAAAAGATATCGAAGACCATTGGAAGGTTATAGAGGGAACTCCTTTGGATCTTTCAAAGTTCATAAAATCCAAAGAACAGGCTTTGAAATCTCTTAAAGAGATGCCGAAGGAAGTAGAAAAAGAAGTTAGAAAGATGCCCTCTGATGTTACCAGTAGCCGTTGGTACAAAGAACTACAAAAAGACAGAAGTCGTCATAAGACGAGATGGATTGAGAACCTCCTTAAAGGAGTAACGGAACCAATCGATGATGATGAGAAATACAAAACTGGAGTAGATAGCCTAAAATCTAATATCGTTTCCATCTTGAATGAAAAAAATGAGCATATAAACAGGGTCAAAAAAGTACCTGTTTCTCGTATAAAGGCACAGTTTGATGAGCAGCTGGCAGCTACAAAAGCTATGTTAGAAAATGTACCCAAAGCCGGTCCTGTTATCGACTACAGAAGCCCAGCAGAAAAAAAAATCAATGTTCCAAAACCAGAAGCTTTGAATATTAGGAATTTTAAAGTTTCAGTAATACAACCGTTAAATGCTATTTTAGCTGCAAAAGATTCTATTGGAATAATGCAAGAAGCAAAAGAAGGACTCATTACTCAGTATAACAACTTGAAAAATTTCTATGAGGAGAGGGCTAGGGCTACTCCTGCAGGAGGAGACATATCTGAAAAATTCAAAATGGAGAAAGAACAGGAAAATGTTCTCAACAAAATAAATGCCAATATATCCTACTATTATTCGGAAATTGAAAAATCCAAAAAAGTTGTAGATGACATGGCTGCTAGGGCTTATGAAAACTCTGCAGATTTTTTGAAGAGCATATCGGATCTTATTAAACGTGGCAGAACCTATCAGGAATCCAAGGAACTTGCTAAGGTTTTAGATCCTAAATTTACAGATTTAAGATCGATTATAGAAGAGGTGAAAAAGTTCCAGGAAGATTATAAGAAAGTAATAGAACATGACAAAGAAGTCATGCTTACTGTTCAGGAGCAGACTATCCCCACTAAGAAAAGGGATATCGAAAAGAAAGCAGCCCCAGTAACGGATCCCTATGGTGAATATGCTCAAATGAGTCCTTATGAAAGAGCTTTAGAGGAACGCCCAGGAAAAGAAGACCTTATAGTAAAAGACAAGCCTGAGCTGTATAAGAAGATAGAAAAAACAATAAGCTATTTCAAGAAGGTCTTGAAAGAAGGGCCTTCTGATTCATTTAAATATTTTGATGAGATATCTAAAGATGTCCCTTCTTATATTAAGGCTCTCAGAGAAGAAATTATTCCTGGACTCAAAGCTCTACTCAAGCAACAAGTTGAGATACCAGGAGGCACAGGAAATATAATAACAACCCTTGAAGACGCTGTCCCTACTCTGGAAAATTTGATGCAGGAGTATTCTTCTGAAAACGTAAAGATCAAAAACCGCCTGGAAGATGAGGCAAAAAAATACGAAGGAACTTTGAATAAGATTAGGGGACTAGAAGAGTTCATTAATCCAAAAACCGGGGAATTCATAGACTTTACAGACCAAGAAAAGGACATGCTCAAGAGACTATTCTTAAGGCAACTGTATAGATCTCTGGATGACCTCTGGGCTCAAATACCTGCCCAGATAATGCCTTCCATGGGACCAAGAGACAGCGAGTATTACAACAATGTGTGGAGAGCCTATAAAGATTTTAGTGGTGTGAAAAGCAACAGAAGACTCATGAATTTTATGAATCTTGTAAAAGCCGATATTAGAGCAAAAGATACACCTGGCGGAGAGTTTGAGATAAAAGGTATGTTCCTTAAATCTCAACAGCTAGAAAAGCGAAAAGAAGAACTTGAGAGAGGTGTTAGAGAGTTGGGATTGGATCCTGAGAAGAATAAAGATATCCAGGAACTTAACGGGCTTATAGCGTCCATGAAGAAAAAAGAGAGAGTCGTAGATAAAGTTTTTGATAAAATGCTTGAAGGGGCTGAACTGAGCTATATCTCTAAGATACGTGCAAGCCTTAGAGATAAAATGAAAGCATATGCAAAGGACAAAGAAGACCAGGAATTGATAGAAGAACTGCCGACGAAGACGAAAGAAGAGAAAGCTGCAAAGGCAGTATCGTCTGAAGTCGATAATATGCTGACCACGGTAGAAAAATCCAAGTTTACTCCGTCTTTTAAGGAGGACGTTGATAAAACCGTGGCAAGAGCTGAAAGTCTTATTGCGTCTCTAGAAAAAGAGCTCAGTAAAGGGGAGTGGTCAATAGAAAGTTCTTCTTACAGGAATCATAAACTTTTTAACCCTAGAATACTTTATGGATCAACAATGCAGGCTACTATAAAAGATTTACTTAAATGGGAGCTGCAGATATAAGTACTATAGTATTATATGTAACTCTAAAGTATATTAGATTTATTTAATGAGATAGTTTCATTGATAGGGCCTTGGTCGTGAGGCTGTGTATATGAGTTTCAAATTTTACGTTTATGAGTTGTGGGATCCTACTAAAAAAGAACCTTTTTATGTTGGTAAAGGTAAAAACTATCCAAATAAGTGCAAAGAAAATAACAGACCATTTGATCATATAAAGAAAGCCATAGGGACAAAAAACACAAAGGATAACAATAGACATAAACTTAATAGAATAGTTAAGATAATATCTCAAGGTAGCACGCCTATTATAAAAATTGTATTTAAAACATTAAATGAAGTTGAAGCGTTAAATAAAGAAAAAGAGTTGATAAAACTATATGGCAGGAGAGATTTAAAAACAGGGAGTTTAACTAATCTTACCGAGGGAGGAGAAGGAGTATCAGGAAGAATATTTACTAAAAAACAAAGAGAAGCCATTAGCATGAGAGTAAGGGGTACTGGTAATTATATGTTCGGAAGAAAGCATTCAAAAAAATCTATAAAGCTAATATCAGATGCTCGTAAAAAGCGCCCTCCATATTATCACACTAAAAAATGGAAGAAATATCTTAGTAGTGAAGATAGCTACCTTAAAAAATATAATATTGCTAGATCTAAACCTGTATATCAAATTAGTACAGAAGGAAATATAGTTAGAAAATGGTCTTCTATGACAGCAGCGGCCAGAGAGTTAAAACTTTCAAAATATAATATATGGGCTTCTCTTAAAAAACCACATCTTGTTGGTAATTGTTATTGGAGGCGTGTTGAAACGACTATAATAGAAAACAACAAATTAAAAGACATAGAACAGCTAAACTATCAGAGACTCAAACCACACCACGCAAAAGAAATTTATCAGTTTGATTTGTCTGGTAACTTTATAAAAAAATGGAATTCTGCACTAGAAATAGAAAGAAACTTTGATATTAAAAGAAGATTTATATATGATATTATAAACGGTAAAAGTAAAACAAACATTTTAAATAATTTTATATGGAGATTGACAAGTGACATTATATGTAGATCTTGACAATACTCTTACCGATTTTACTAAAAAGCTTTCTGAGGTCTTGGGAAGACCTGTTGAAAAAGAGTTTAAAGATCCTAAGATATGGGCTATCATAAACAGAAGAGGTAAGAGTTTTTGGAATTCTATGGAATGGATGCCTGATGGAAAAGAGCTGTGGGAAGGTTTAAAGAAATACGAACCTACCATACTTTCTTCTCCCACCAATCATCCGAGTTCGATTGAAGGCAAAAAGGAATGGCTCAAGGAGAATCTTCCTGATGTCCCCTATATAATCGAACATAAGAAACAAAAATATGCGGATAAGGATAGCATATTAATAGATGATCGTGAGAAGAACATAAAGAAATGGGAAGATGCCGGTGGTATAGGCATCCTGCATAAAGACGCAGAGACTACTTTAGATAAAGTTAAAAAGATAATGGAAAGAGACAAGGACGCGGCTATGGCTCCTCAGCAACCAAGACAGATTAAACCATGGATAGCTAAAGGCGTAAGAGGTGGAAGGCCTCAGAAAGCGATACCGCTCAAAAAAGGCGGACCTTATAAAAGGGACAAGGATTGGCAGAAAGAGATACAGGCTTCATTCATGGTTTCAGATAAACTAAGAAAAATAGCTAATACAATAATTTCAAAAAAGGAGTAACTATGCATCCCTTGGCACAGAAATTAGACAAAGTCTCAAATAGCCTCGAAGGTAAAGGACTTGTAAAAGAGGCTGCTGAAATTGATGAAGTGTCCAACGCTTTAGATGTAGAGGCATCAGAGACCGTAGACGCGGTTATGTCAGATGTTACTGTTGAGGGGACTGAGGATTTTACGGAGGTCAATGGAGCAGAAGAGATGATAGCCGCTTCTCGGTATTATGTCGATGAAGCTATGCAAGAATTGGAAGCTGCAGAAATGGAATTGGAAGCTGCTAAACAAAAAAAGAAAAAATGGATTAAAGGAATTAAGCTTCAAAAAGGAAGACTTGGTAAGTACAGACATGAAGGCGAATCTATGTCCCAAGCTGCGCGTAGGGCTTTGAGGTCGGAAGATCCGAGCGTCAGAGGGATGGGGTCAATGTTTTTTGCCCTACATGGGAAGAAAAAAGAGATGGAAGCAGCTGCTCAGGCTCAAGCTTGTGACAGATATGGCAGACCGGTGGAGTCTGCTGAGCTCCCACACACAAAAGATCGCCCGGCTCCTGTATTTCCAAAAGAGAGCCCAAAAGTACTTGACAAAAAAGATCATTTTCCTATACCGGATTCGGGGCATGGTCAAAATGCGCTAGCAAGAGTAAATCAGTACTCCTCTGTCCCTTCCTGGTATGATGGGTCTTTGGAAGAGCTTAAATCTGCTGTGGTAAAGGCAGTGGAATCAAAGTTTCCTAAGATGGAAGTAGAAAAAGAAAAGTTCGAACCAGAGGAATAATATCAGTGATTAAAGAATGTGTATTTATTTTGGACAAACTAGCTTCTGCTTTGGAGCAAAAAGGACTTATGAAATACGCTTATGTCATAGATATAATAAGTAATACTCTTGAACAGGGGTCTCTTCTGGAACTCATGAAAAAGACCCCTGACCCAGATACGAAAGCTTATTTGACGGCTCTTGTTGATGATGCAAGAAGAAGAGGCATAAGTGTAACAGAACCAGGTAAGCTTGAAGAATTCATGAGAAATACGATAACACAAAGAAGTCTGGGACCTCTTGCTCCAAAGAAAGTTTGGGGATCTTAATTATTCAAAAAGTATATTATAGCTATGGTTTCAAAACTAAGAGTAGTCTCCTCATTCCTGAACGAGAGAGAAGCTGGAGCTGCGTTTAAAGTCCCGGACGAAATAAAGTCCAAAGAGGAATTAACCAGACAAACCAATGCCGTTGAAAAGCTCGTTAAGGATACCATAGTCTCCGAATTTCCAAGCTACAAAGACAAAGTATATAGTACGGGTGGGTTTGTTAGGGACCGTCTTTTGGGAAGAAACCCGAAAGATCTCGATCTGGTTATCGATGATCCCGAGCAAGGGATGAAAGCTGCAGAAGTCTTCGCCAAAAAACTCACACAAGCTCTAGGTATTACTACCCCAAATAATCCTCATCCTCTTAAAGAAGCTTTTGGTATATGGGGAGTTGTTCTTCTTAATCCCCATCAAGATCATGCCGAGAGCAACAGACAAGCTTATATAACAGACGGAGTCGATGTGACTGGCTATGTCATAGAGATCACTCCTCCACGAAAAGAAGGACCTTATGATGAAATGAAACGAGCCCCTTCTCGTGTCGATTATACTTCTCTGGAGGACGATAGTAGGAGAAGAGATCTTACGATAAACGCACTCTATCAGAATATCGTTACTGGTGAGGTCAAAGATTTTGTTGGAGGCATACAGGATATTCAAAATAAAAAGCTCAAGCCACCCGAGCATCCTGAAGGCATCCAGAAGATATATGAGGAAGATCCATTAAGAATAATGCGATTAATTCGGTTCGAGGGGAAGCTACCAGATTTCAAGATAGATCCTCAGACCAAAGAAACTATTAAACAGTTCGTAAACAGCCCTGAGGGTCACAAGAACATCTCCAGCAGGCTCTCTAAAGAGCGTATCAGAGATGAGCTCGAGCAGATACTGGTCTTCCCCGATTCTAATAAGGTTATTCAAGGCCTCAATCTTATGAAGGAGCTTGGGTTCCTGAAATACCTTTCGCCTGAGTTTGATAAGCTTCTTACCGTCTACCACGACAAAGTCTTCCATAAAGGCGAATCTGTCTGGGATCATACCATGGAAGTCATGAGTAAGACTCCGCCAACGCTTAAGGCTCGTCTTGCGGCTTTATTCCATGATGTAGGTAAAATCGCTACCAAGACGGAAAAGGTGGACAAAGAGGGTAGACAGCGTGTACAATTTATAGGTCATGAAAAAGCTAGTGCCGCATTAACGGAAAAAATAATGAGAGAGCTTACTTTTGACAGCAAGACTATCAACTCCGTAAAAAATATCGTACATTCCCATATGGGATTTAAGGATTTCGAGGGTCAAAAACCCAGCACTCAACAAAGGACGATGAGGATATACATAGAGAAACTCCACGATGACTTGGATGATGCGATAGCTATTTTGAAAGCCGACGCTAAAGATCAAGCAGGAATAAAAAAAGTAGAAAATCTGGAAGCTAAAATAAAGAAGCTAGTGGAAGAAGACAAGAAGAACGGACTTTTAATCAAAAGAGATAAATATGAATATGTCCCTCCGCTGTCTGGAGACGAGATAAGGGACCAGTACGGCATAGATAAAGAAGCTTTGGGAGCGGTTATAGCCAGATTGAAAAAGCTGATGATGGAAGGCCGTATGGGGGATCCGGATATAAGCAAAAGAAAAGAAGAAGCCAAAAAATTAATAGAGTCTATCTTAAAAGATAAAAATGCTTTTGAGGCTTTGATAAAGTCCAGTGCAGAAGACCGAAAAAGCGGAGATTTTTTTAAGATAAGAAATTCCTCTGTCAGGAATGTTTTGTCTTCCTATTTTGGGTAAAAAAGATTTTCTAATAAGCTACTATTACAGTTTGCAAGTTAAAAGGTTTCAATAATTTGGAGGCATAGCATGGATTTTCAAAGTATTACCAAGAGACTTATGAAAGTGGCTCAAGTCCTAGAGGATAAATCTTATTTTATCAAAGCTTCAAAAATAAGATCCCTCTGTGCTGATATAGGTAAATTCATGCCTCTCTATCAGACGGAGGAGAGCGAGAAGGAAAGACTGATCGCAGAAATACAAAGCAAGATCCCTGGGACTAAAATCAAAGGACAAGTAAACATAGCACACGACGCCACATACTACGAGATCGAGTTTAGAACCGGTGCAAAAGTTCATGTGAGTCAGACTCTTGGTGGACCTGTCAGAAGTATATCAAAGGAAACACTGAAAAGACCTTTCGGGATCTATCTTGTAAGACAAGACGAAACAACAGGCCAAGAGAAGTTGATACCTAGTGGCGTCAGTAAAAGTAGGGAAGAGTTAATACCGTTTTTGCAGAAAATAGCCATAGGTTCACAAAGAGAAGTGGCCGAACTATCAAAGGAGAGAGTTTTGGAAGCAGATCTAAAAGGTTCGTTGTTCCCGATGACCAAAAATCTAAACGATTACTTTAATGTATCCTATATAACCGCAACAGGACAGACTGGTGAGATGGGTATATATGCGGATAACCAAGAAGAAGCAAAAAAGAAAGTAAATAAAATGCTAAGTATCGAGCTAGGGGGACAAGCTACAAAAGTTAAGGTAGGACAACCCCCAATAGCGTATTAATTATCTCCTCATATTTTTACCCTATACAGATAACATCCTATATGGGGTATTTCTTTGATTACAAGCCTATTTTACCACTGCTATTACGCCTTCCTCAAGGGTAACCTTCCAGACTCCGAAATGTATTATGAGTTCCTTAAAGAGGAGTTCAGAGAGCGCCAAGACAGGCATGCCCTAACCCCTATCCAGCTCAAAACCCTCAAAATGGTCAGGGAAGCCATAAAAACCAGGAAAATACCCGAAATGGCCTGGGGAGACCCCCTAAATAATGAGGCGAATACCCCTCCAGATTTGAAGCAGAAAAACGACCAAAAACAGCTCGTTAAGGAGATCCATCTAGGACTCAGTCAAATCGAGGGTATCCTACACCCTACTGGTACCCTATACCTCTATAACATCGAGCATCCTTGCCCTCCCTACGGAGTTATAGACGTAGTCTATAGGGATGACATAACTGTGTATCCTTTAGAGGTCAAAACAGGAGAAGGAAAGCATGATATTTTGGGTCAAATCATGAAATATGAGCTATTTTTCAAGCTAAATCTGCATCTGGGGCACTACCAGGAGGTACAGCCGATAACGATGTGCTCCCACTATCAGAATTTCGTGCTTGGAGAGCTTAAAAAAAGAGGTATAATTACCTTGAGATATGATAGGACAAAGAGGGGTCTAAAATTATATAGGATTTGAGAGATTCTTCTTTTTATAATCCCACACCCGTCTGCTTTTAGGAATCTTTTTAGCTTTTTTTATAAGGTCGAGATCTGCGGTATCTGCCCTTATTAAGCGGCCATCATTCAGTCTTATCCTACAATCCCCACATTGTGAGAAATAGGTGTTTACACTTGTTATCCTACCTACCCTACCTCGAATAGAAGAAGGATAGGTGTAAATATTTTTGGGTAATTTAACTATATCACCAGCATCTATTTCTCCTCCTCCGGATCCATATAACTCACGATCACAATCTTTTCCATAATGATTGTGGGCTGCACCAACTAAAGAAGATAAGTTCATGTGGCTGATTTTGTTTGTTTATTTTTACGATTTATAAGTTTTTTGTACCAGGGCTGTTTATTCCATGGTGCTTGTGCAAAAGATTCTTTATATATGTTAGGATGGGTGATTACCAAAGGTTTCCTGATAAGAATACCCAACTGGGGAAAATCATCATCTCGATAACCTACAATCATCTCTCTTTCTGCACAAAAATCTTTATCTAAATTTGTAATTACTTTAGACATTTCTTGTACTTGTTCAATAGTGTTAATGTACATTAAATGTAAATAAACTCTATTTTGACCTTCTGGAGGGGTGCATCCAAAAACATTTTTTGCAACAAGTAATAAAAGTTCTTCATTTTTATTAAAATCAAAGCTTTCGCTATTTAGATATTTGAGTGTGTATGGAATGTCTATTCCACTTTGATATTTATTGCAAAAATGATATTTTTCATTATTATAATCATAGATAGGAAGACAACCGGTGGGCAGTTCGTCAAAATAAACGCACTTGAATTTAGGTCCTAAAAATAATAACTTTTTCTTAGCCAGTATATGTATAGGTTTGTCACAGACTGGAGTCGCAACAGCTGCTGCACAGACTGCTTCGGGCATAAAAACTCCTTTTTAATAGACCTCAAAATAGTATGTTCCAAGAACCTCAATATCGTTGAAATTCCATTCGGTTATAGTCCTGCCAAGAGTCATGACATACCATTCATCTTTTTCATTAACTTCGTTTTTGTCGATCCATTTGTCCCAAACGTCGATGGCTTCGTCATTATCTTTACAGTTGTTGAAAGCTTTGAAGAGCTTCTCATCTGTAACGAATCTAGCATCGAGCTCGTCCCCGTCGTGTGTGGTGAAGATCAAATAACCTTTTCGTTTCATTAAATCCCCTTTTCTAATAAAATCCCTATCGCAGCTCTGATCCCTGAAGCCCATGCCGCTGTGACTCCTCTACTGGTCCCGATGTTTCTTTTTTATTTTTTAAAACCATCGACCCTTTGCATCATAGGTTTCCCTAGTTTAGAAAATCTGTCAAAATTTATTTTAAGCAGATTTTTTAAAGGAGTCCTTTCAACTCCTATCTGAGATCCTTAGACCTCATACGGACTCGACTAGAAATAGAGTCCGATTACCACTAACTCTAAGGCATTACTGCCCTACGGATTAGCTTATGCCGTATTCCCCGACAAGGGAGTAAGGCACGGGGCTGTGAGCCCTGGCGTTTTAACTTCAAGGATATTATAGAGCTTCTTGAAATAGGAGTAAGCCTTCACCGTCAAAGCAATCTTGAAACCTCTTCCTGCAAGGTTCAGCTTCTTGTTCTTTAACGGCTCCAGCCTAACCCTTATCTTTTCCACGATCCCTAAACCGCGACGGCCTATTATAAATGCTGCTGCAGTATGACGATTCAACGAGTACTGCTCTTGGTATTTGAGGATCCCTGCAATAGAAGTAAAAGCAGGATTTACTTTCCTGACTTCAACCCCGTCTTTAATAGCCCTGCGTTCAACGGCTAATAAGAGTTGACGATATATAAAATTATGTTTCATCCTATTAAATTTTTTGTACCTGTTTTTTCCTTCACTGAATTTTAAATCTTCCAAGGCTATACCTTTATTCGATAGGATGGCTTTATTCACTACCAGAATAGCTAAAGCCTCTATATCACTTTTTCTCTTATTATGACTAGCATATTGAAGCCTGTCATTTTTTAAATACTCGTGGTGTAAAAGATTTCCATCAAAGTTTGTTTCAATGATAGCAAAACCATCGGGGTTAGTGTCTACTCCAACGACTCCATTTTTACACAGATAAATGGGTTTTACTTCTGGAACATCTAAACCTATCTGAGCATAAAACTTACCTGATTTATATTTGATTCTTATATCATAGCAGTCCGAATACAAGTCGAACATACTCTTATAATTTTTTTGATTTTTCTTGTGTCCTTCAGGTATATAGAGAGTAAATGTTGTAAATGCATAGGCTTTTGAAAGTCCTATTCTAAGCTTATATCCTTCGGGAGTATTGAAGACACGTATATTTGCGTTACCTTTTTTAGAACGTTCTCCCCTCGAATATAATTCTGAGTCTCTTACTTCCTGCCACTCTTTTTTGGTTATTAGTTTTGAAATAAGTTTATTCCATAGTTTTTTGCTACCGAATATGGCATGATCTTGATTTATTTTTTGAGCCTCTAAAACGGCATCTGCTATATATCTGGCGTTAAGTTTAGACATATAAATAGGTTTACAGGCTTTTTTAACATTATTGCCAGCCAGCTTATCTTTGTGTATCCGTTGATAAGCATATCTTTTACAAGAAGACCAGTCTCTCATAAGTTGCTTGAGAACTTCAAAGTCTCCGTCATGGATGGTTGCTGGTATACTTATATACATTTTTTCTTTTCTTCTATGTGCTTATCAAGGATTCTTCTTACAAGCTCGGCTTTTGATATGCCTATTTCATCGGCTTCTTTTTTAAGATTTTTTTGTTCTTTGTCCGTTAGATATATCTGTGTTCTGTTCATAAGGCTCCTTTTATACATCTAAAATGTATTACTAGATTATTAGAAACTTTTTATAGCTGTTTCAAATTTTCACAACCACCCATGATTTCTTTTCAAGGACATATTCCTTGTTTTAAAACTAATCTAACAAAATTCCTTTTGCAGCTCTTATTCCAGAGGCCCAGGCTGCGGTTATGCCCCTACTTACCCCAGCACCATCCCCAATCATAAAAATATTATTCTTAACCCTGAAATAATCATCAATAAATTTGGGTTTATTTGCATATGTCTTTATTTCTGGATAATACATGATAGTTGAGGGGTATAATATCCCTGGAATAATGGTATCCAGGGTTTTCATCGATTTCCAAATATGCCTCAAAATCTTTGCTGGTATTGCTAAACCAATATCCCCCGGGGTAGCATCTCTTAAAGTAGGTAGGAAATCGTAAAGATCGTTATTGAATGTTTCTTTTTTTGATCTTTTTCCCAATCTAAAATCACCAACTCTTTGCATTAAAGGTTTTCCGTTGCTGAGACTCATTGCAGCTTTTCCCAATATTTCTGCAAAATCATAACCGCTGACTACCGGATCGGTCAATTTAATTGTTTTTAATAGGGCAAAATTGACTAGACCGTTTGATTTCATTGAGTTCGAAAATGAGTGACCGTTTACGGAGAAATATGATGGATATTTTTCTTTTACCACGTGAGCATTTCCTGAGTTGGTGCAGAAAGTTCTGACATCGTCCGGAAACATGAACTTGGGATCATAGTAATCTTTTACTATTGGGTAGTACTGCTCTTTCGCTTCAACTCTAACTCCTATATCAACGACATTGTCGACAAAGCTAATATCTAATCTCTTCATGCACTCTCTAAGCCAGCCTGATCCTGCCCTTCCTGGAGCCACGATTATGTTTTTACATTTTATTTCTTCAAAAGAGGTATCTAAAACAACTTTTCCGTCACTGAACGAACCTACAGCTTTATCTAGACATATCTCCACACCGTTTTTCTGTAATTGATTTATCAAGTCACTAATCAATGTAGCTGATTTATCAGTTCCAACGTGAGCTTGCCTTATCTCTATGAGATTCGTATTAAGCTTCTGTGCCCTTTGTTTATAGATGTTAATTTTCTCCGAGGAGGGTATGATATCGGGTTTTAGGTGCTCTTCCACGACCTCTAATAGTTTTGTACTAAGCTGTTCACTCCAAAGTTCAGTTGGAAACCCTATCGGATATTTATAATTTTGTTTGCAGTCATTACGAAGGCCACCAGAGCTTAGTTTTGATTTATCTATAAGCAGAATTGATTTGGTTGAATGCTCAGAGAGATGAAATGCAGCCCCGAGTCCAGCAGGTCCAGATCCTATAATAACTACATCATACATGTTTGGTTCTCATTTATTATAAGCAATGAAAGGGAGTCCTCTTAAAAACTCATCATCATCCAAACCATAACCAAAAGGATAAACATCTGGAATTTCCATGCCACAATAGTCTATGTGCGTATCGATAACTCTAGGTCGTTTCTTGTTTAACAGGACACACGTCCTTAAAGACTTTGGATTTTTTTGTGCTAGCAAATTCAGTACTGTTGAAAGAGTCTTTCCAGAGTCAACAATATCTTCAACAACCAAAACATCTTTGTCAGCGATTGAAACACTTAAATTCATATTTACTTTTATTTCAGATCCTTGAGTATTATCTTTATAGCTTGAGACTGATATGAAATCCACCTTAACAGGGAGTTCGATCTGTCGTATCAAATCTGCCAAAAAAATGAATGAGCCTTTTAAGAGTCCTATTATAATAAACCCGTCGGCATGCAAATAATCAAGATTTATTTGGCTGGCCAAATTCTTAACTATTGACTTCAGATGTTTTTCGGAGACTATTTCTTTCATTTAGAAATTTCCGCTATTTACCTGCAGACAAGTAAGGCCAAGTTCACGCCATTTATCTACGACTTTTTGTCTATCGTCCAAAACAAAAAGGACGTTGTACTTCCCCTTAATATACTTGTTATAGATTTCTTCTTTGAGGGCACTATCCTTCTTTTTATCACCAGTAACTCTCATATAAAGCGCATCAAAAGGGATATCATTGCACTTGAACCAGGTTTCAGTGTCTGCCTGACAGACATCATCTCTTCCCGATACAATGATTATTGTGACTCCCTTTTTCTTGTAGTCTCTTATGAGATTGGCGACAGGGACATTTACCAAGTCTTCCAGGACTCGAGTAAAATCATAATAGCTTCTCCCAGCCTGATTGAGAGCCACAGTCCCGTCAACATCCGAAATTATGGCATCCGGTAGATTTGGATCTTTTTCAAATGTTCTTATTACAGGAGGAAAATACTCCGTCCTTTGGGAAACAATCTTCCCCTTAATATTTTTCTCCCACATACCTCTTATCACATCTTCAGGGACAGGGTTAGGTCTTCCTGCATTTCTCTTTAAACACTCTTCCAAAGGAACATCAAAATAACGCTCAATGATCTGGACATCTCCTACTCGTTTAGCTACAGCACACGCATCCAGATAATACTTCTCTTTGAGATTGGTGTTGTCACAGATGACATCAAAACCCTTGGCCAAAGCTATCTCCATGCAGTGATTTTGGATACTTTCGACCATAGCTTCAGCATAGAAAGCTACTCTAGGTCCAATAAGCATAGTTCTTATGGAGTCTTTATTTACCCTGCGATACCTGTCTGGATGCTCCTCAAGCATCTTGAGAGCTTCAGTGCTCTTCCCGCAGCCAGGCAATCCCCGGAAAAAATGTATCGTACGCATAGACTATTCCTCAAGCTTATTAGGAATTACTGGTTGTGTAATCCAATTTTCTGAAGTTTGTACATGATTTTTTCTTACGAACTTTCCCGAAGATATCCTCCAATCCTTATAGGGTATCCTATCGGCTAACCTAACGACATAACCCTCTATTTCGTCTTTGCAGATTTTCGAATATTTTTCAAGGTTTGTCTCTATATCACTTCTCATTTCCTCTATGGTCTTATAGGTCCCGAAACAAATTTCAGGTACCATAGTTAATCCTAGCAGTTCGGCATACTCATGAGTTTCATCCCAACTCAAAGCTATATTGTTTTCATTCCATATAGAAAATACATAAAAATAGGTCTTGAGATGTTGATAATAAATTGAGTGCTTAGCATAAACATTCTCTCCTACCACACGAAATCCTTTTGGTATGTCCTGTGCTATTTGACCATGAAGGGCTTTTAACCAGCTTCTAGATGGGTGGTGTCCAGAGTTAATAGACCGAGCATGCATGTGGTCAGAACACAAACTGGATCCCTCACCGTCCATCTTCAAGGTAGTTACAACAGGCTTATTCAAAAGGAATTCTACATTCTCATGTTTACGATCATCATTCTGAAGGTTCTCACTCCAAGGAAGGTGGAATGTTCGGGACTGCTTAATGTATTTTTGGAATAAATCCAAAACATCAGCTTCTTTAAGTATCTTCTGAACATTCTCATTACCAAACAGCTCACCTTTAAGTCTCATCTTGTTGGGCAACACAATGTTTCCCCAGTGATCATAATTCTCATCAAGATAGAAGTGTTCAGGCATGCACCTGGTTTTAATTTTAGCAGCTTCCCTGAGCTCATCACAAGTTATGTGGGTTTTCTCTGCTTCAAGGTGATGAAAAGTACAGAGTGAAACTCCATTTTCGACATAGTAACCACTATCATCGAAGAGAGAGCGATCTAAGATATGGTGGGCATCTGCAGCCTCCACCCCGCACAATACGCACTTATGAGAGTCTCTCTCGAAGACTTTCTCTCGGAAGTCATCACGGGTTAGGAGTAAGGGCATTTTCGAGTCCATGGTACTTTCCAGTGTTGAAAAGTTCGACTATCCTTTTCAGTTTTATAGGCTGATAATTGAGCTTTTCCATAGAGATAAGAAAATGTTTTTTATTCAGTATTTTATATATCTCGGGCTCTTTCTCTTTCACTTTCTCTGCTGGAAAATCGTGAAAATGCCCGTGAATATTTATATCAAATCTATGCTCTGAATAGCCTTTTGGACCGGCACAAAGATTATCCGTCATCATTGGTATATGCGAAAACAATATATTTTTACCAAAAGCTATCAGGGATATAGTATGACCTGCAAAATCCCACCCATTATCAAGATACCATGTGATCGACTTTTTATCGTGGTTCCCGATAATAAGCCACTTTTTACCTGGAAGTTCTGCTAATCTTTTATTCCAGATTTCGTCATCCCTGTAGCATAAATCTCCAAGATGTATGAGCGTGCTGTAAGGTGTAAGAGATCTCTGAAGCCCTTTGAAAAGCTTTTCAGAGAAATCCTTAGGCCTTTCAATACCTCCGTCTGTATCCTTAACAGTATATCCGAAGTGAGTATCTGCAGTCAGCCAAGCATCCATTTTACTTTCCTCTATTAAGTACATTTATGGCGTACCTTATATTTTCTTTTGCCTTTTTCTCATATTTCTTACAGAAATGATCAGTAAAATATATGCTATTTAAGTTTAACAGTTTATTTAAAAACATGAGTCTTCCGTGGCGATATTTATCGTCGTCATATGATATGGAAAATTCGTTATGTATGGCGTTCTCGTACTGTATAAATGTCTCTTTATCCTGACCTAAAATACTATAATCAATGTCATGAACGTACTCATGGTCTTTTGAGCACATGAGTATACTACCAGCAGGCCGCGCAGTTGCCTCAATACAGTCCATTATGTATTTACGTTGCTCCTCTCCTAAACCTAACTTGTAGGCATCTAACGCTGCCCTTGCAGCACTCGCCCTTTCGTTACCGTCATATCCAGGTATATAGACTATGTCGTGGTACAATAAAGCAAACTTGACAAAAATAGGCTTCCTGAAATGCTTTTTCACCTCTTCGTATTCTTCGAAGCAGTCTGCTATATGTTCAAGGGTATGATAGTGTCTGAAACTTTCCCCGTATGAATTCGTGATGTCATAAACCATCTGGGCTACATGTATTATGCCCCCATGGTTCACACAGTTAAGGAGATCTTTTATAACTTGAATGAATTCAACACCTCTATCCATTCCAAATCCCCATTTCTTTTAATATCTTATCAAACGTTGAAAGTAGCTCATCTTGCATTAATGTCTTGTCATTTTCTACTAGCCATCCGTGACCGTATCCATCATCGTGCATTTTTTCATCAAGACGTTTTCCTTTAATGCTCAAGGAGTTTTGAGCTGCTAAGCGTATTTCGATATCCTTGTCACTGTATCCCCGCGATTTTTTCAAACGGCTGACGATTAAATCTTTTGGGCAATCGACCATAAGTAAATTATTATTGAATTCGCTAAGACCCTTCATTTCGACTAAAAGAGCTCCCACGATAAGAACAACGCTGTTCCAGCCTATATTCCCTTTATTCTCCAACAAGAATTTTCTTAATTCATACATCATAGGCTCACGCATCAAATTATTAAAACTATCCCTGTTTGGACTATATGAGTCGTCAAATATTTTCTTTCTAAGCTCTCCAAGATCCACGCCTTTATTGGACTCTTTTATTTTGAGAAGCTTGCACACTTCTTTTCGAACTTTTTTGTGGATAGGTTCGGCACTCGTTTTAAGGATATAATGACCGATCTTATCCATATCTATCACATGTGGCTGACACCATAGTGGTCTTTTGTTTATTACGTAATTTCGAAAGAGTTCTGTGATATAAGACTTTCCAGATCCAATCACACCGGTAACGCCGATTCGATATTGATATAGTAGCTTCTCTTCCAGACGATGTTTAACAGTCATGGAAACATAATCAAGGATGTTCTTGCCAGCATTGAGCGTAATCGCTTTGGCTGCGCTTGAGCTTACATGAGCGAGCCTGGGGATGGTGGTGTATATGATCGTATCTACACCACTGTAGCGATTAATATCGCTGAGCAGCTTTTCATAATCGAAATCGGGAGTACTTCTAGCGCCTCTTATTACTGTCTTGATGTCATTTCCGTAGGCGAAATCCGAGAGCATACCTTTGAAGGATTTTACTCTCACTCGATTACCGAAACGGGCTAGTTCTTTTTTGGCCAGTATTTCCCGTTCCTCGAGCGAGAATAAGGACTCCTTGGTCTCATTGACTCCTATCGCCACAAGGATATGGTCAAAGACATTCAGAGCCCGTTCTACGATATTTACATGTCCATAGGTTATGGGATCAAGGGAGGCTGCGTAGATGGCTTCTTTCATAATAAGTATCCTTCATGTTATATGATTATAAGAAAAGCAATTGCGTTCCCGCTTCAACAGAACAACAGGTGGGCCGCGTGGATTCAGCTCCACTATAATCTTAGCTTATGTTGGTCGCCTTCCGACTCGGCATTCCCAGTTAAGGGTCACACCTCATAAGAGCAGCGTCTCGATTCCGCCAAACGCAATTGCCTTTCAAAGAACAAATATCTATGCCTTGTGACTGAACTCCCAGCCCATAAGCTCAAAGAAAGCCTTGTGAGCTATCTTATGAGGATTATAGGTGAACTTCGGCATCCATAACTCTCCAACCTTCCTGGTTGGTATGAAAGGCTGACGAATTAATTTCAGACCAGCTTCTTTAGGGAGATGATTCCTCTTCAAAATTTCATTACAGTATTTACATGCTGTAACACAGTTCAAGAAATCAGTCTTACCTCCCTTAGATATAGGGATAATATGGTCAATTGACTTTTCGTCTTCAGTGCACCTATACTTGTAAGGAGCACAAGGAGTAGCATTTCCATCTTCGTCAAGGACATATTCGTGAAGATATTGACAAATGTCCCTGTCCCTATCGTATACAGCATCACTGGAATAGGCTATTATTTCATCCTTTATTTTACATCCAGCGAATTTCAGAAGACGCACGACAAGAGGTATCTTAATCCTCAAAACGGTACCTTCACGGCCAAAATCTCCCGCACTCTGATAGACATGATTCTCGTCGTACCTCAGTACTTCAATTTTGTCGTTCAGCATCCACCTAAGGACCCTTCTCAAGTCAGACACTTCATCCCAGAAATATCCAGTGGCGGTTAAGACTATGACACTCACGTGGACCACACTCCTTTCATCTACTTATAATATACTTTTTTGGAATAGACTGTATCAAAATAAAAATGAAGAAAAATGGAAATAGCAGGGGCACTGAAGTCAGTAGCATCCTTGCTATGACACTTGTCACACCGACAGAAGAGGTACCAGCGCATCAAATTTTTCTTCATAAAGATTTCCTTATAAAGACATTTCGGTAATACTCAATTTAATGGCGGAGGCGGAGCGGCTCGAACGCCCAAGTCCATTTTAAAGGACGCAACATTTCCAATGTTGTCGCTTACCAGTTAGCGTACGCCTCCGTTTAACAACACTGTAATAAATGTTAGTACTGAACTTAATATACTTACACGTAAAAATGAAAATAAAATTTCTCTAATAGGGTGCTGGCTACTCTGATACGCTAGGCAGTTATCATCGTGAAAGGGGTCACCAATTTTACCGCCACACGAGCTACAGCAAGCCTGTGGGAGTGGACGGTTAATAATTTTGAGCATGTTTTTACTCTTCAGTTTAAAGTGGTGCCCAGGGAGCGAGTTGAACGCTCATGGTTTCCCACAGGTTTTTGAAACCTGCGTGTATACCAATTTCACCACCTGGGCTTATATTTCTGGATGCTCTTCTTGATTCTTTATGTATCTTTCGAAAAACTTCAAACCGACTGGACCATCAGGAAGCGCCATTACTCTGTGGATGTCTTTGCCATCGAATAAACAGCTTTCGTCTATGACTGCTTTTTTAAAACCGAGCTTTTTTAGGAATTCTTCAGAGAAATCACCCCTCATCATACCGGGGACACTAAAATCATTAGAGTCTTCCATATTATGTTTACTCCCTGCAACTGTTTTTGTAACAGGCTCGTAGCTTTTTTAGAGCTTGCTCTCTAATCTGACGCACGCGCTCTCTCGTGAGTCTAAACTTTTTACCAATATCTGCAAGAGTCTTGGCGTCCTCTTTATCTATACCGTAGTATTCACAGATAACTTTTTTTTCCATCGTTGTCAGACAACCTAGCTTTCTCTTAATATCTTCCTTTTCTGACAATTTTAAAACTAAATCTTCCGGAGAGTCGCTCTCACCTTCCATAAGCTCCACCAAAGGCGCTCCGTTATCAAAAGAGGAGGTATCGAGAGATAAATGAGGAGTATCTATCGATATCAATTTATTCAAGGCTGTAGGGCGCTTAAGAGCTAGTGCTGCCTCAATCTCTTCTGGATAAGCTTCTCTTTGTTTTTCTCTCTCAATCTTTTCTTTTATTTTTCTCATACTCACGATCTGAGAAACACAATGCATAGGGATCCTCAGAGCTCTAGACTGATCCGCTAGGGCTCCTAAGACAGCCTGACGTATCCACCACACTGCATAGGATATGAATTTATAGTTTTTTCTTTCATCAAATTTTTTGGCTGCTCGTATAAGTCCCATGTTACCGATATTAATAAGATCCAAAAGCGGCAATCCTTGATTTTTGTAATTGTTGACTACCGTTATCACAAAAGTAAGATTCGCCCTGATTAATTTCTCCGCTGCTTTCTTGTCCCCTTTGCGTATACGCTTTGCCAATTCGTGCTCTTCTACCGAACTTAAGGGTTTGTATCTCCCAACATCTTCCATATATTGAGTCAGGATCTTCTCTTCGGTCGAATTGTCCGTGTAAGAGCTCTTTTTAGTTTTAACAGAGTTCATGATTGCCTTGTCTTTAGAAGTGCTAGTATTTTCTTGGAAGTACGTTTTTCTTCTTCTAAGATGTTCTCTCTGCTTTTTTTAATCTCATTGATAAAACTTTCCGACACCGGTCCTTTTTTAGGGACATTAACAACATTGTTATTAAGGACGCTGATTGTATGATTACGAAGGATATTGTTTACCTTTTCTTCTAAAGATTGTTTGTTCATATTAATCTCCTTCATCCATTGATGAGAATCCCGCTATTCTGTTGGCTATGTTTTTGACGGCTTCCTCTTCATCTTTGCCTGTCGCCTCTATAAGAAGCTCCGTCCCACAAAAAGCCCCGAGTAACAACAGCTCCATAACTACTTTTGCACTGACTGTAATACTTTCTTTTATGTTAATGATTTTTATCTCAGACTCGTATTTTGAGGCTTCCTGTACTATCTCAGCCGCTGGACGAGCGTGCAACCCATTTTTGTTCAGTATTGTGACCTGCTGTTTATACATGGTTTCTCCTCTTTTTTAGGAGAAACTTATTAGTTAATTATTCGGTTTTGGTTAGTCAATCATTAGAAGGAGCACCGTTCCTCTGAAACTATGAAATATTAAATATAGTTTCGTATGGTTTGTAACGGGCACCGTAGAGTCCCGTAAGAAATCGAGTCAATATGTTCCTGGCTGCAATAATATCTGCGTTACCTGTGTGACCACATACTAGGCACCGGAACATTTGTCCTACTCTATTCCCCCTATCGACATGACCACAGCTCGGACATGTTTGGCTGGTATAAAAAGGAGCCACGGTGCGAAAACTAACACGGTTAGTCTCACAGGCTTGCTCCAGCCTTTTTAACCAGTACCTATACGCCCAAGTGCCGATAGAACGCCGCATATTTTTACTCAAGCGACGTTTGAGTTTACTCTTGTAATTCATGTTTTTTAATGCTTCTACCACGACCAAATCTATATGCTCAAAATGTTTAACTACCTCTTTGACGGCTTCATCTATCCTCTGTTTAAAGGCTTTCCGGGCTTGTTTCTGACCATTAGAGCCATGCTGACAGCGTTTGATACGCTCGATAAGGGTTTCAATATCTAAACCGAATTGAGCGCCGTTATTTAAAGAGGCAAGGGCTTTGATCCCAGTATCTATGCCTATAGCGTTAGCGCCATTTTTCTTCTCACCTACATCTATTTCAAATGAAAACTGGACATATTTATTTGTAAGGATGTAGGAATTCAAGCGTTTTCCTTGAAGAGCTAATTTATTATAATGTTTATGAAATTTAATAGGAAGGTCCAGGATTGTCTCTTTCCCGACAGAGGACAAATGAAGCCAGGCATCAAATTCCTTAGAACCACCTTTTTCCTGAAGATCCGCTATGGTACAGGAGACGTAAGCTCTCTTGCCCTTATGTATGGGCATAGAGATCTTCCAAGGTTTATCCTTCCACCTCTCTCTCACAGCATTAATCATGTCTATAGCTTCCCGGGCGGCTATTTTACGAAGCCGAGCGGTCAGCCAAGTGCCTTGTGGGATGTCTACTATTTCTTTTAAGAGTTCAGATTTAGAGGGAGTGCCACTTTTCCAAAAGTAATCAATAAAGATGTTACAGACTCGGCCACATTCAGAAAGCACCTTACGAAGCTTAGAGAGTTTGGAGGTTGTAGCGAATTTTAAGCTACATTTGGAAGAACGGATGAGTTTCATAATTTTTACAAATCTATGATAATAAACTCTTCAGCTCAAATATAATCAATACTCTTTTCCATATTCACGGGAGCCATAATCGACGATGTCTAATCCACATGAGGTACAAAAAATAGTAAAATTTCTACATCCTCCATCGGATGAACGCTGGGCTTCACCACCACAACAAGGACACCGTTTTAATTCGTTCGGCATAAAGGACTTTTCTTTGATGGCGGAAGAGCTGGGATTTGAACCCAGGGTACATTTCTGCACACACGCTTTCGAGGCGTGCTCCTTAAACCACTCGGACACTCTTCCCTTCATATTGGCGGCGAGAGCAGGATTTGAACCTGCGGTGGCCTTTTAACTCCACACTAGTTTTCAAGACTAGCCCGATAAACCAGGCTCTGGCATCTCGCCGTATTATTTTTTCCCATCAGGATCAAATTCATATCCGTCTTTTTTCTCTTTAAATAGATTCTGAAACATGTTCACGAAATAATCCTTGGAAGCATTCACAGGTCTCCGAGGGGCTACTTCTTCGTCGCAACCTTTTGGACAGTAGAGATATAAAAGCTCATCCTCAGTCCTTTGGTCGGCTTTGTCTATGTCACCCTTCCAACCACATTTATTGCAATGACCAAGTTCATATGACATATTTAATGTTTTTACCTGTAGAATGTTTAACAGCTTTTATAGCCGTTGTCCCAATCATCATCATAAATTATATCAGAAATGTCTTTTGAAAGTTCTAGTGCAGAATAGAGCCTAAGCACATCTTCATAAGTAATAGGAGTTTCACGAACCATCCAGACAGAATGAGCGGGTTCGTATACTTTGACAACTGGACGACCGCAAAACATATCGATTTTTTCCATGATACAGTATTTACAATGTTGCTTATCTTTAACAAGGGAGCATGCTGCACAACAATCTATACGCTTTTTTCTATATTTTTTAGCAACAGCAGCAAGCTGGTCTTTAAATTTTTGGCTTAACATTTTATACCTTTAAATAAAAAATTTTAAAGTGCTCAGGGAGGAACTCGAATCCTCATGGGTTTCCCCAAGGGTTTAAAGGATAGAAATAAAATCTTCTACCCGTTAAGACCCCAGCGTATACCAATTTCGCCACCCGAGCTAAAAATTATTTTCCAAACTTTCTTTTCCAAGCACGCTCGAATTTTGCCTTATCTTCCGCTGTAAATAATATTTTTAAATCAGTATTTTTACAAAGGACTGCAATTATTTCAGCGGTAGATATCATACCAGATTTACTGGTAAGTTTATATTTGTGTTTCACGCCCAAAGATTCAACCGTGATAGTCCAATCATAGCCCAGGCTTACCTCTGAGTGCGGCGTTATAGGGGAATTCGAATAGCCCCCTTCTGGATCTTTATAATAGCGAAGACCCATTTTATTTTTCATAGCATCATGTTCTCGCATGATTAAAGATTTCATAAGACTGTCCTTCTATAGACAACCTGACCAGTAATCAGCCCAACGTTCTTTCCAGTATTCTTGGATTTCATCAAATTGAGGTTTGCAACAAGTAACCCAATTGGATTCTTCTTTGGCATATTGGGTATTCATACGCCTTTTTTTGGGATAATGAAAAATCGTACGGCAGTATGGACACCAGCCGATTATGCGTAAGAATATTTTATTTATGTTTTTTAAGTTCTTCATAGGTTTTTCTACCATTTATTTTCCAATACCATATGAAAAGTATTCGTTGTTTTATACTGAATAAAGGATGCTTGATGAAAAATAATAAATTTTTCATAGATTTATCTCCTGGGTAGCAAAATATATAATTCCTATTTTATTCTGCTAATATTTTCATGAGTTCTTTTTTAAAATCAGGACCAAGAGTTATAGACTTATCTTCATCCGCTGTTTTATAAATAAGTCTTTGTAGGGCTGTTTTAGCTTCTTTCTTGTTGGGATAAAAACATCCACCTTTAACAATATTGATTAAAGCATTGACTGCTATTTTGTAGCGCTGCTCTAAAGATGTAAGGATATATTTCGGGTTGTTCTCATATATGTCTTTAATTATCATTGCAAATTCGTCATATCTGTCGCCCCACGTAATCATTAATAATTCTCTACCACTGCAATCCTCAAGATTTTTACAACAATCTTCAAATGCCTGAAGATCATCAATTGCAAAAGACCCACACGTGTAGCATCTTCGGTCTGTATTAGTATAACGCTCGTCTCTGTTATTATCGTCACCAATTTCAGCATTAAGTGTTGGGGCAAAATACCAACCTTGATTATAAGGATCGTAACTTAAAGCTTTGTCACCTGCTTTTATATCATATATCGGCATCTCACCTACATTTAATTTTTCGTGTATCACTCTTTTAAACTTCTTAATAGCTTTTGCGTTTGCAATTAAATCAGGAACTGTGGGAAAATTTGATTTCATAAATATTCCTTTGCGATTTTGGTGGAGATGATCGGGAACGATGCGAACGTAGTGCTCTCCCAGCTGAGCTATATCCCCTTAAGAACTTCTTTATACTCTTCATCTGTACGCGCACTTTTGATGAGTTTTATTTGGTCTAGATAAGTTTCTTCAGTTGAAGGTTCTAGTTCATTCAGCGAATACCAATATAAATCTCTTTCTAAACGAAGATGGATACCGTCGTGGTGGGGTTCATCAGCTATACCAATCCTACCAGTCTTTTTTACCTTAAGATAATAAGATGGTATTTGCATTACAGTCATTAATGATCCTGGAAGAAGCATGGTTCTCTCCTTTTAAGCTAAACTTCCCAAAAAGGTTTTCTTAATTCTTTTTCCACTTTTCTTAATGAAAATATTACTTCGGCTTTGCCAAGATCCGTTTTTTCATTTAGACCTGAATCTGGAAGAAGTTTGTCCGCTACAACTAACTCATAATTTTTAGAAGCTTCATCAACTTCCCTATAGGTCATTTCTACTTTTTCCGTTTTGTTCTTAAGCATCATTGCAATAACCCATCGGCTGATTTCTTCCGGCCAGGGAATTCTTTCAAGAGGTACGGTAAATTTAGATCCCATAAGGTTCCTTTCTGATAAATATTTAAATGGAGCTAGGCAGATTCGAACTGCCGTTTCTTGCGTGCAAGGCAAGAGTCTTCCCACTGGACGATAGCCCCAAATTTTCATCTAATCAAACTAGGTGTTTCATACAGAAACCTTAGTATGATTTCAATAAAAGTAATTAGATTCTCTGCGTCTGTTTGAGTCATAATTTCAATTTCATGGTTAGCCTCATTACTTCTTACTCTGATACGATCAACCCAACTTCTACTATCAGGCGGAACGTAATGATTTTCTTCTAGAAAATTCACATACCCAATAAAGGGTAAACCTGGTTCAGCACCCTTCTCTACTGCAATGTGCATTAATATTTTTCGACACAATAAAACTGAGCTCGTATAATTTTTTGCTTTGGTGCCGTTTCTTGCTTCTTCATAAAGTGTGTTTATGTTTTGGGGTACATTTTTAACAGAACTCCCAAAAGCAGGTAATGGATATTGATGCCCGGCTTCTGAAATAAAAGTTGGGCCGTTGCAATTATCGCAGATGTATATACCGCCTCTTGTTTTAGATCTTGAATGACCGCGTATTTGTTTTGAAAACAATTTGAATCCTTTTGCCGAAGAAATTCTTACATTACAAAAACCACAAACGAATGATTCACTTGGAATTGAGTTTCCACAAATCCACTCTGAATCAATTGAAATCATGCTCATACAAAAACTCCTTTATATATACCTATAAACACATTCCCAACTGTGCTACAGCCCCAAACTATTTCTTTCTCTTCAATTTTTTAAGATCCCGCTCAATTTTTCTTGAGAACTCAAAGCCATGTTTAATAACATCTGCTAATGTCGGGACTTTTCTGTATTCTACAGGCATCACCCAAGGCGTGTCATCAAGACCGTTGGGGTGATCTAGCTTCCAACCCATCACTTTTGCGAGTCCTGCTGTTAGTGCCATTTAATCATCCCTCTAACATTATTAGTACAAAAACTCCAGAAACCATTGAGGATGTTGCTATGCATACGACAATTCCACCTAAAGTTGTTATTGTATATTGTGGCCACCATATGCTCCCGATAATCACCGCGATGCCTAATACTACACCAATCCAAAACAATAAAACACCAAATTTGTAGAGGTTCATTTCTATTCCGGCTGAGTTACAGTCTTTTTTTAAAATTTTCTAAAAGTTCGTTGTATTCTTTTTCAGTGTGAGTATTTTTAATGCGTCTTATTTGATCTTGATATTCTTCTTCAGTTGCAGGTTCCAGATCTTCCAAGGTGTATGCGTGTAAATCTCTCTCTAAGTGAAGGTGGATGCCATCTGGATGACATTCATAAGCTATACTAATCATACCAGTCTTTTTTACCCTAAGAAAGTAAGACGGTATCCGCATTACAGTTGTTGATGATGGAAGGAGCATATTCACCTCAACAATTGATTGTATTCTCGTTTGCTGATCTTTGTGACATCCCCGATAGCATATCTATTGAGGGGCATCAGCTGTACCTTCGATCTTCCGTATCTTAGATTTTTGTCAACGTACAGTGTGAAATACTCATAGCCGCTCTCGGCTCCTGGAGCCATGTCCCCGTAGAGTTCCCGAGGAGTGCCTCCTCCTATGAGGATTACAACGACACCTAAAGCTCCAGTTTTGGTCTTAAAGTAATCACCGACTTTTATCATTCCCATAGTGCCTCTCTCGTCATCTTTTTCCTGAAATATCTCTTCCAGAATCCTTTTTTATACCATCTAACAATGCCCAGCCTTTTAACAATCTGCGTGCTGTTTCTTTTTAGATTCCAGTTCAGATGCCTGATTTTCTGACCTTCGTCCCAATAGTTGATAAAGTTCTTTGGGTATTTCAATGCAGCCCCGATATTTTTGCAAGCATGTTTGTGTTTATATGGTTATTTATGATATACTGCATAGCCTCAACATCTTTAGCTCTGCCGCACTGTATGCTCGCATCGTAGACAGCTTCAAATCCAACATGCATAACTGCTATGTCGATTCCCAGGACGACCCTCTCATAGTTATTCTGATCGTCCATGTATTCGTAGAACTCTTCTTTATTCACAATGATCCTTAAAAGTGGAGCTGGTCAGGGTCGAACTGACGCTCTGAACACTGCCGGTGTCCCGATTTCCCACTAATCTACAGCCCCTTAATACTCGACATGATTGTTCTGAATAATCGTGCAAAATGCCTCTGCATTACCGATTGAATCTTCCATAGGATTATGCGAGTGCCTGGTCTTCCGAAGATGTTTAAAATTTCTTTTAAAACTCCTCTCGATGCCCTTATAAAATGACCCTAAATTTGTAGAACTGTGACCGAATGGATTCTTATGGAGAAAATGCCAAAAATACCAACACATAAACATCCAGTCGAATCCGTTATTATCGGAAATAAACTTTGGCTGCTCCCGATTATGCTCGTGCAGCCATAGATCAAAATTCTGCACAACCTTGAGGGGATCGGGGAATGTCATAGTCTCTTCTCTGGTATAACCAGAAACTGCCAGAGCTTCCGGAACGAATTGATCAGATATGGGATGGAGCTTCCCAAAAAAGGTAGTATCGAATTTTTCCTTGTTAGTCGATATAGCTAAAGGTGATCTGTCGATCAAAACCGCCCCGAACGAGATCATCGAATAATCCCCTGGGATCGGACCATCCGCTTCGATATCAACCATTACGTACATGAGAAACCTTTCCCGTATAAAATCACTTTGCTTTGATATTCCCTTTAGAATCGATTCGCGGGAATCCTTTTATCCAGTCTTTGACTATAAGAGCATAGGCTTCTTCTTTACCGTTGTAGCATTTGAAGACATTATAGATCTTTTCACTGGTTGTTTTATCTCTGTAAACGGAAGGGAGAATTGTAAATCCTAGCTTTGTGGCTTTTTCAAGCATACTTTTTGTTCGTTCCATCAAAGTTATTCCACTATATGACTTTAGGTCTCCGGATAATTGAGGCATATGTTCTCCTTTAGTTAAAGATTTTTTATATAGTCTTCTGCTTCTTTCAGTAGCATCCGTACTTTATTAAAATTCAATTTTTTATCAGGAGTTCCGGTAACTGCACAAACCATCTCTGCGGATAGTTTAGTATTACCAGCCATCCATACTTTTGTTACGCAATTCCAATAATGTTTTTTAAGACCTGCTGCAGCTCGAGTCATTCTGCCTCCTTCTTCCAATCTGGAAGTTTTCTTTCTTGCATAGTAAGCTTAACATCTTTTTTTGAGGACATCCTGCGAGGATTTCCACACATCATGCAAGAACAAAGTTTGGTGGTATCTCGTCTTTTAAAAGAGGCTATTCTGAGATCTTCTTTCCTCTGCTCTTCGTCCCGGATGAATTTAAACCCATTCCAATACCTGTACCCTCGTTTTTCCCCAAGCTTTTTGCCGATGAGGAAGCGTTCATGACGATCCTTCGGATGAGACATAATGGATCCCTTCTAGCGGTACTCGCTACCGCATGGTGGTGGATGCCATTATGTGCTCCTTTCAATGAGGTTTGGGTCTATAATAATATACTATCTAGACAATTGATTCCTAAAGAAAAAAGCCGCTGGCCGGAATCGAACCGAAAGCTCCTCACCCTTACCGAGGGCGCATTCTACCTTTAAACTACAGAAGCGAAAAAATGGGGCCGGTGGAGGAACTTGCATCCCCAACTTCCTCATTACAAGTGAGGCCCTCTACTAATTGAGATACACCGGCATTAAGATTCGAAACCTATTAACAGATAATTTATGGGTGGCAGGAGCGGAGGGAGTCGAACCCCCATTTTCACCCAATTACAGTAAATCAGGTTTTGGAGACCTGTCTGATACGCTCCTATGATAATAATCCAACCTCTTCATCACCTCATCTCTGTACTCCGGGCCGTAAACCTCAAACACAGCTGTACTCACTCTCTCCCTTGTTGTCTTATAACTCCAGAGATGTTCTACAGAGGAGTTATAGAAGTGAGTCCAACTTACTAGAATGTTTCTCTCTTTTAACATCTCGAGGAGAAACTCTAAGGGGACTCCGAGTACAGAGGACATGAGTTCAAAGACACCTGATACAACTAATTTTCCATCTTCGGTTTCACCTGTAACCGTTAAGGTAGGCTTGCCTTTCGCATGGGATTATCCTTTCTGTAAAGTTAAAATTGGGGTGACATACGAGAATCGAACTCGCTCTAAGTGGGCCACAGCCACTTGTGCTACCACTACACTAATGCCACCATAATTAGTTGATTATAAAAGAGTTGTGTGGGGAGGATTTGAACCTCCGTAGCCCATTACAGGCGTCTGATCTACAGTCAGGTGCAATTGGCCGCTCTGCCACCACACAATAAATTGATATGTAGGAAATGCGGGTATTCAGACTTGAACTGAAATGAGATTACTCTCGGTAGGATCTGGGCCTACTGGGTCTGCCAATTTCCCCATACCCGCAGGATTATCTTTTGAAGGCGTCTACATGCATGTTGGGAGTCCCATAACCATCAGTATGCAGGAACTCTTTTATCTCGAATCCTAACATAGCAAGTTCCAAGCATAGACTTGTTTGGGTATATCCACTCATATGAAATTGACCAGGATCTGCTTTGGCATCTAAACTGTCTGAATTTCGAGGATCGATTTGATATCCAAAAAGAGTATAAATGTTCCATTGTAGCTGTTTAGGATATATAGAATTAAGGACATTGCGACAGATACATTCTAAGTCGGGCAACTCTATTATAAGTCTTCCGTTTGGCTTTAAAGCCTTATACCAGGCCTTTAGAGCCTTTTTTCCATCCCTTATAGTCAAATGCTCCAGAGAATGGGCTGAATATATGAAATCCACGCTGTTATCTTTAAATGGAAGATAGAGGGCATCTGCAGGTAAGACATCTTTTCTTCTGACATATTTGTCTATGTTTATCGCTCCTGCGTAAACGCTATCTCCACATCCGATATTTAGGTAAACACATTTGTTGTTCATGCACCATAGCCATATATCCCTGTCTTTAGCCAGCATGCGATCACGAGTTTCAATGTAGAGATCCATGTGTATAATATAACATTGTGGGAAGCTATTATTGAAGTGGTGCGGATGACTGAATTCGAATCAGCACGGGACTTCTCCCACAAGCGCCTCGGGCTTGCGCGGCTTCCAGTTACGCCACATCCGCACAAAATAAATCTTAATCTATTCTATAGCCTTTCTTCTGTAAGTAATCTATTAAATTTTTGTCTATTTTTGTGATGTCTGGAGATTTTCCTGAGCACTTTTTTGCCCAAAAACCTCTAGGAGGTTTTTTTATTCCTAATCGTTTACATCTATGAGAAACAGCATTGTCTGTAACTCCTAGTATTCTAGCAATTTTAGAAGTTGATACGGAGTTAACTAGCTTTTCTAATACATCTTTTTCTATTTCAAATTTTCTTAATGTTTTATCGTGTTCTTTTTTACATAGTTCTGAACAAAATTTTTTATTTCTACCACTAAATTCATTACTGCAACTCAAACAAAACCTTATTTTTTTAATTTTTCTTTTTGCTTCTTTTATGCACTCATTAGAACAATACTTTCTGTAATGACTATCTTTTACTTCAATTTTTTTATTACAATTCAAACAAAATCTTTCTAAGATATCTATCCTTCTTTTTATTTTGCTGTTTTCTAAAGCATGACAATTTGAACAGAGAATTTCTAAATTTTCTAGTCTGTTGTCAAATCTATTTTGATTAATATGATGTAATTCAAGGGGAATGTCTTTGCTAAGCCACTTTTCTAAACCACACCTCTCACACTTCTTCTCTTTGACTCCTTCTTCTATTAGTTTTAATTTTAATGCATGAGACCTTATAAGTTTTCCTGTACCTAGATATTCTTTAACAGGTATTTTATGAGCTGGTCTTCTGTAGCCTTTACACCCCATGTTTCCCGCATAAATTATACTTATTTCTTTGAAATAGTGATCCAAAGTGCTGGGTCTACAATCCATTTCTTTGCATATAAAAGCTTTGCTTCTATTTTCTTTAACCCATTGTAATATCTCTTCTTTTTTTTCATCAAACTTTTTGCTCCTCATACCCACCTCCTGTTAAAATAGCATACACTTAAACACAAGTACTTTCAAGTATGCTAATTTTATTAAGAGGTTATTATAAATTGTTTTTACATGGATAAAAAAATGCCCCGGGAGAGACTCGCACTCTCACGCTTTCGCACACGCTTCTAAGGCGTGCTTGTCTACATTCCAACACCAGGGCTTAAAGGCACATCGGAGTTGATAGCTAACGATACTCTGTCAACCGATCTTCTCCGACATACCGGGGTATATGGAGACGGTGTGGGGAGTCGAACCCCAATGGCATCGTTTTGCGGACGAGCCGCCTTACCACTTGGCTACACCGTCTTTTGAATGTACGGTTAGACCATACTGTTGTATGTCCTAAGCATACATGTTAATTTCACACATGTGCTTTTTGAGTATTACCGAAATGTCAAAGAACATTTAAAAAGCAATTGCGCCCATATTTTTATGGTCTCTGCTCCGCCCCACGACGACCATGGTGGGGAAGCACAACTGCACCTACGTAAACAAAGCTATTCCTTCAGGTGCCTTACCCTTCTCAAGTCTCTGAAGTTTCATAGTGGCTTCAGGGACATTGATACTGACATCGTATTTCAGAAGATCTTGAGCCCTCTTTCGGGCATCTGGATCATCCCCTGCTTCGAAAGGTATTCTGATCATTATGATGTATTCAAACATTTTTAACCTTTTTATTTCTACAAAACGTTTCTTGTTGGCTATTACAATTAGGACACAAAAATCTTATATTGCTTAACCTGTAATCAAGATTGTTTCCGTTTATATGATCTAGTATAAGAACTAGTTTTTGTCCTTCCCATATAGGAGGTCTACTACAAAGCGCGCATATATATGGAATGAGGGCCTTTTTTAAAATTCTTTTTTTTATACATTTTCTGTTTACATAACAGGGACAAACAAACAAATCTTTGTCTTGAATTTTAGTAGTAAACTGGCTATTTGTTACGTTCTTTCTAAGGTTCTCTTTTTGTTTTTCAGTTATCTTTATATCTTTAGTCCAAGCACGAGCCGTACTTTTAGCTATATTTAATTTTTTGCAAATATTTCGTAAAGACATTCCTTTTTTTTGACGTAGTTCTCTTGCTATTAGTCTTTCTTTAGTCTTCATAATAAAACCCCCGGGAATATAGTATACAGGTGGTTTTATTATTAATACTTTATTACAAACAAAAACCCCGCTGAACTTCTTCGGCGGGGTTTTTGTTTGCCAATTAGAGTGTATCTTTACTCTAAACCCCGCCTTTTACGCCCTGTAAGATACAGATGTGAGCGTAATCCGGCCCATGTCTGTGCAGTTGCGCACAAACAGAGCGCGGACGATGTTAGGGTTATAGAGATTTTACGATCCATATGACTTTACCATTTTTCCTTTGTACTAAATATACACGCAAAACAAAGAAATGTCAACTATTATTTTTTTCTTCAACAAAATGTGCACAATCCGTAGCTAATTTGAAACCGCACTCTTTAACGTTCTTGCAATTTTTACAGATACAATTTTTCCACTGTCTGTTGAAATCGGCAGCATTTCTTATGACCCAATCTAGATCATAATCCCCATCATTCCTGGGATCGTGCTGTCGTCTCATACCCTCATCAAAACGGTCTGTCTCTATTTTTCTTCGTTCTACGTATGTCTTTTTCTCAAAGTCAGATAACTGGGAGGACATCGTAACCCCCTCATTAATCTATCCCCTTGATCCATTCCTTATCTTTAATTACTCTTTCTTCTCCAGAAAAATTATCCTGTGCATCACAGATCTTAAGAGTCATTGTACCTTCATTAAATCTGAGCAATGCTCCACGGACAACTTCACCGGTCTTCAGAGTGATCTCTATTGCTTCACTCTGATTAGGTTCCAAAGAAAATGACAGTATAGAAGTCGTCACGGTAATGCTTCATATGGAAAAAGTAACTTATCCTTATCAAGCCACAGGCGTATGAGTTCTTCTTTTATCTCTTTCTTGCTTTCGGAATCTCTTGTAAAAAGTTCTATGAAATTTTTGGTCGTCTTAAGTTGTTCTTTTGTCTTGGACTGCTCAATTAAGAGTTTAGCTTTTTTAATTACTATCTCATCCTCTTCGGGAGTGAAGTTAAGGCCTTCGTCCACGGATAGTCTCCTTTTAAAGAGATTATTTTGTTCCCTTTGTTTCCGGAAGAGTGCTTATTATTGTGTTTATTTCAGTAACAACAGTACCCAAAGCTTTTTTAAAAATGTCACTGTACTCATCCAATTCAGTTTTATCATTAAGCCCGAAGATACCGCTGAAAAGTGAATTTATATTCGGAAATGTTTCAGATTCTTTTTTTCTTTCTTCATCCAACTCTTCAAAAGCTTTTGTCGAGCCAGAGCTAGCTGTATCAGACCATTGTTTTAAAAGAGCGCTGGCAGTTTCTTTCGGTTTTTCTTGTTTGTTGCAGTATTCCACAAACAGAGTAAGAACAACATGTTTTATAAAACTATCCAGAAGGGCTTCTTCTGTCAGCTTCCCTGTTTTGGCGTTTCTTTCTTCTTTAGCTTTTTGCAGGATTTCTTGAAATTCGCCTTCTTTTTCAGTTGGACGAACATTGTCTTTTTCTTTTTCTGGCATAATTACCTCCATGTTATATGTATTTTATTTCATCCTAGCTTTCCACTTGGGCCACCAGGACTCGTAGCTGGGGTACCACATGCTTCCCCCTGTGTCACTAATGTACCAGCTACCCATGATTTTTTTGTAGGCTCCGCCACTAGGGATATCTTCTGTGCGACGTACGACCCTATTGGAATAAAACTTGGCGAATCTTCTCCAACCGGTTCCAGAGTTCGTGAGAATAAGATTCTTCTTGTATGACCTAGACATGTAATTCTCCTTGTTAAGGTAGTTACATATCTGGCCTCCTTTCTTGTTAATGTTCTATTTAATTTATTTCTATTACTTCAGAGATTGGCACATCTACTTCAATTATGACAGTATGCTCGTGAATATAGAGTGTTACTTCAGTGTCTGTTTTTTCTATACCTGGATATCTCATGTTCTTCTGGATTATTATCTTTGCATTCTTTACTCTGGCTTCCGAGTGCATCAGCTTAATTGAGAGATCGTCCTTGAGGCAGTAATACTTGATAGTCTTGCTCATGATCGGCCTTTCTTGTTGTTTGTAAATTTTTCTCTTTCCCTACAAAACCAATCAAAATTAGTAGAGTATCAAAATCTGCCCTGTAGAATAATATACTATCATGGAATGACTGAATCAAAAGGGATTTTTTACTTTAATTTAAAAATGGCGCGATAGTATAATTTACTAAAGGGGAAAATCTATCTTTCGTAAATCCGCGTAATAAGGTATTCATAAGGAATGCAGATATAGCGCCGATGGCGCGAATACTTAAGTCTATATAATATAATATGTTGGGAGGTCCTATGGGTGGTTTAGTGAAGCAGACAGTCAGAGAGTGGTACCAGCAAAATTACGACAAGTATCCTGAAAAAGAGGAGCTCATCGCTGAATGTGTGAGAGTTTTGGGTGTCACAAGAGATCAGGTCGTACGGAAGGTTAAAGAGATAAAACTTAAAACGATGAGAGATTCTGACTCTGTACCGGAGACAGTGGGTTTGAGCGAAGACGAATTGAGATCTAGATGTGATATTATCTACAAGATAGAAACTGCAGTGAAAAAAATACCTTCGGATAAATATATTCCTGATTCTGAGTTCAGGGAATTCTTCTGTCAGATTAATGCCAACAAATACCGGAGTAAAGCGGATCTTCCCCAATTTGAAAAGTACAAACTTATTGCAGACGGTGTCATCTACTGGGCCAGGCCTGAAAATATTAAAAGACTTAAAGAAAGCGGGGTTTTCCAATGAGCGAGAACGAATTCACAAAAGACATAACAAAAGTGGGAAAAACCGAATCTGAACTGAAGCTCTTGGTCAATGAAGAGGTTAACAATCTCAAGAAGACTATCAAACAAAAAGAGACTATCCTTGAGAATTACAAAGCGGAGCACGGTGTTCTGGAATCCTTCTTCAGGGATTTAAAAGAGCACGTAGAAGCTATAAATCCTGTGCCTGTTCTCTATAAACCGAGAGCTGGCAGAGTCATGGTGGACAGCCCTTGCTCTGTTGTGGTTCAGGTATGCGATGCTCATATGGGGGCTGTTCAAAGAGCCAGTGAGATAGAAGGCTTCGGGGAATTTGATCCGGAGATCTGCCGAAATAGACAACTAAGTTTCATTAAGAAAGTCATCGAATGGGTGGACGTGCACAGAACGGCCTATACAGTCGATGAGTGCGTCGTGTTAGTGCTTGGAGATCTTATTAGCGGAGATATCCACGATGAACTCAGGGTTACTAACGCTTTCCCTGTTCCGGTACAGATAGTAGAGGCAAGCACTGTTTTATCAGAACAGATTTTAATGTTGTCCCAGCATTTTCCAAAAATACGAGTAGAGTTCCTTGTTGAAGACAATCATTCCCGATTAACAAAAAAGCCCCAGGCTAAAGAGGCTGGTATAAACAGCTACAACTATGTGATTGGATTTATAGCGAAAGAAAGAGCTTCAAGATTGTCTAATGTTACTTTCAATATCTACCCTCAATATGAAGCCTCAGTACAAGTAAGCGGACAGAGATACCTTTTATGCCATGGTCACGGGATCATGGGCTGGTCCGGTTTTCCGTACTATGGGATTGAGCGAAAAGTTTCAAGAGAGGCTTTAAAAAGGATGAATGGTCCAGATTGCAATAAGTTCCATAAAGTTATCATGGGACATTGGCATGCTCCGCTGGCACATCCTTTTTATTGGATAGGTGGAAGCGTAAGTGGTACCGATGCCTATGATCACAAAAATGGGAGGCATGCCAGACCGTCACAAGCTGCCTGGTTTTGTCACCCTAAGCACTCTGAATTTGATAGAACGGATTTTTGGTTATAGAAAGGAAATGATGTGAAAGTAAAAAAGGATTGTGAGGCTTGGATAAAGAATGATTTTTGGTACGATTTAACTGATGGTGGATATCTAAATCCAGATGAAATATGCGTCGATAAAAAAGATGCTGAGCGGATTAAAAATGCAATTTCAGTTTTAAAGGAGTTTTACGATTCGTGTGAGGAACAGATAGAGGGATTTATTCAGTGATCAATACAACTTCATGAGGGACATATGCAGCTCGAGATCGTCAACCCGCCTAGCCAGATAAAGATCGCTATGTCCCTGATAGAGACTATCAAGAAGAAGAATAAATTTACCTACGATCTACGCCTTCAATTGGACTATCATTTAAAAGATGCCGGATTATATAACCCAAACGAGCCTGATGTCTTGAAAATAAATCCTTGGATTTGTGATGAAAATCCATCCTCTTATGTTTATATCGAAGATAGCACTATTTTTGGTATTATCATGCACGAATTCAGTCACTTCCTGTCAATGACGTATTTCGTTGATTTTCAGAAAAACTATCTTGAGGCATTCCCCGAGAACAGATTCATCATCACAAAATATGATGCGGCCAACGAAGACTATGATGAAGAGATAGCCGAAATCATGTCGCTTTACATCAGAAATCCATATCTTCTGAAGTTGATCTCTGAGCCTCATTATAGGTTTTTAAAATCCTGGTTTCTCAGTCCGGTCCCATGCACTGTAACGAGATTCATTTACATGTACAACAAGATGTCTATCGAGTACAAAAATAAACTCCGAATGAAATGGGGGATAATGGTCAACCACGCTGAAAAAACCGCTTATACGGTTCCTTCCATCAAGCCCAAAATAGAAGGTATCATAATGAAACCTTAACTGATTTAAATTAAAACGATTTTGCATCACAACCCCCTAGATCAAACAGATTTAGGGGGTTTTGTTTGGCATATCCTTTGCAGATATTTAAAGTATTATTTAACATTAACCCATAACAGGAGGTTTCTTATGAGTGGTCTTATTCGTTATCAGAGTCCTGCTCTTGCTGTTTCTAGTTGGTTTGATGAACTGTTTAGTGGCTGGGATCCGTGGGAAAAGTCTCTTCCGACTACATTGTCTCCAAAAGTAGACGTGATCGAGGATAAAGACTCCTATAAGATCACAGCGGACATCCCGGGCATCGACAAAAAGGATCTGAAGGTTGAAGTCTCCAATGGAGTCCTTTTGATATCCGGAGAGAAGAAAGAAGAGAAGTACGACAAAGACAAGGATCGTTATTATCACTTTGAACGCTCGTATGGCTCTTTTGAAAGACAGTTCCGCCTTCCGGAAGAGGTAGATCCAGAGCAAGTCGACGCCAAGTATACCAATGGCGTACTCGAGCTCACGTTGAAGAAGAGTGAGAAAGCAAAGCCCAAACAGATCGAGGTGAAAATAGAATAAATATTTTACTTTAAATTCAGTAGGAAAAAGAGCTATATTATAGTAGATATAGCTCTTTTTATTTTTAAAGGAGAAGAAATGAATAAGAAAAAACAAGAAAAACTTGAGAAAAAGGGATGGAAAATAGGTAGTGTTTCGGATTTTCTTGATCAACCCAAATCAAAAAAATTGATTAAAGTACCTGTTATGACGTTGGATACAGTTAACGCGAATAAAAATATGTATCCTTCTAATTTTCAAAGGCTGGAGAATCACTTTGGAAAAATCCAGGAATTACATGGGGTCCTTTTGGACAACATCAAAAAGAATCTACCAGAACTTGAAAAGCTTCTTGAGACGGTAAACGGACACTGGTTTATGGAGGATTGTGTCTATAGATTTTATCACGCATCTTTTAAGACTTATTTTATTCAAACATTAACTATGGACATAGTAGATGCTTTGAAAAAATTAGCGCCAGAAGGAGTTACTTTTAATAGCACGTTTGAAGATATCTACAAAGAAGGTACAGGAAAAATTTTTAATATACGTCACAACAATAACTGGGAAAAGCACACCAGACCTATGCTTGAGGCTTTCTTTCATGCTAAGTATTTTTTAGAGGTGGCAGTCAAGTATGGCCGAAAGCTGAAAGAGGCTCCAACATGTTTGCCATCCGGCTGGGCAGCACTACTTTATTTCTACAACTTAAGATAGTCCTTCATCTAATAACTTTTTAATACCTTTTATATTACAAAGAGGTATTAAAATGTTTAAGTGTATCGCGGAGCATCTCCACGAATCCGCTAAAAAGATCCAAGACAAAAAACTTGATTTTGATAGGAAGGATGCATGGGGATATCTAGAATCCATCAATCTTTTTGATTGCAGTCCGGAGAAAGTCAGAAGCAAAGAAGCCATCGAGAAGTATATCAAAGAGTTAAGCAAAATAATAGACTGCCATCTATACGGTCCACCAACTATCGCCAAGATCGGAAAAGAAAAAAGACTCTACGGTTGGTCCTTTACTCAGTTAGTCACTACCTCGAGTATTACTGGCCATTTTATTGAGGATAACAATAGTATCTACTTTGACACAATAGTATCTACTTTGACATCTTTTTCTGTGATTATTTCGATCCAGACAAAGCGGCTAAGTTTACTGAAGAATACTTTGAGGCCAAAAAGATGGAAGTACATCTTCTCACTAGAGGCGAAAGATAAATCCTTATCTAATATCTCCGAAATACTTCTTGTAGGCTTCTACCCAGTTCGTTGATATCTCGAATCTAGCCATAGTAAGATCTATGATACCGTCACACGAAAGCTTAACTAGCTTTTCTTCCAGTCTACGTTTGGCTTCATAATTCCACTTTCCTTTAAGCTTTAATGGCCACAAATTGTTCAACGAGTCCGTTCCACCAAGGGATTCTGGGATCAGCATATCAATTCTGTATTCTGAAGCCCAGGAAAGAGGTATACTGTATCTCTCCAATACCTTTTTTCTCGTCTCAAAAGAAATAGTTTTATGGCTAATGTATCCTTTATGGCATACACATATCAAATCAATCCTATTATAAGAAGAACCTGGAGTTAGACTACTGCTGGGCAGTTCATTCTCGTATGCATCGATTGAGAAAATAGAAAGCAGCACTAATAAAACGATATAGATTCTGTACATAGTTTTCCTTTTTGTAATTACAAATCATAGCGGATAAACCTGTTATAGATTATAAAATATGAGGAGATTATGGGGATTTTAAAAAGGAATGACGGATTTTTATCGTTTGCTAAATATCTGTCTGTTGTGCATACCAAATGTCTGCATCGTTGATTATTTTATCAAAAATCTTGGGTATACCATCGTGAGAAAATGACGGGCGATTATATTCCTCTAATATTTTTCTTAGATGTGCAATTGCAGCTTTTAACTTTTGTGAGTCTATATCTGTGGATTTAATTGTCGCCGATGATTCTGGCGTGGTAACAAACTTATTGACTATATCAAATGCAGTATCTGGAGAATAAACACCTATTTGTTCAAGTCTATATGGTAGATCGAGCCATTTCATTTTATTTCTCTCCTTTAAAACCAGTTTCCTTGGCTATCTTGCAGTACATGCTCTCCACAGCGAGGACAGGTACCGTTCATTGAACAACCATCAAAGCCTATTGACTCCGGGGCTAAATGCCATCCCATTTTATCACAGAACCATCGCGGTAGATGCTTGTTTAGCGCTCCTAATGTGAGTATCGTTATAATGCATAGCAAAATAAAGAGACAGACACCTAAACCAAAAAAATGTAAAAACATGTGGGTCTCCTTTTTAATCTATATCTCCACCAGTCAAAGGACCATGTGTCCCGAGACCTCCGATACCACCATCTTCGTCAATCATCTTTCCGAACTCTTCAAAATAACAATCTGAGCACACTTCTTTTCCTTTTATTGCATGAGGCTCCTGGAGATCGAGAGCGTCTAAGATCTCACCACATTTATCACATCGGGCAGCTCCTGCATTCCGGAATGCGGGATCTTTCATTTTTTCACAGAACTCATCATATGATAGAGGCATATTAATGTTTCCCTCTTTTCCGAGGTGCACATATTGGATGCTTCTCTACTTCTTCACCGAAGACCTTGAAGTAGCAGTCAGAACAAACCATACCTCTTTTGGTCTTGTAGGGACCTAAGGGTTCGCCTTCTTTAAAAGGTTGTTTGCAGTCGGCACATTTTGGTGCAAGCTTATCAAAATCGCCACGATCATAAGCTTCGAAAAATTCTGGTACTGTATAGCTCATTTTACTTCTTATCCTTTTTAGATTGTTTGTTTGGATAGACAACGGGAACAAACCCGTATGGATCGCTAGGATCAACTAATTTCTGTAAGGCTTCTTTTATGTCAAATTCTTCAACGAATTTTTCATACATTTTTTGGACTATCTTGTCTTCTTTGTCATTCGTTGCAAAAACCTCTAGATGCTCATCTAACCATTTCTGTACCCCAGGCCAAAATTCCTTGTCACACTTATCGCCCATTTCATGAGCAAGGATACAGTTAGAAATTAGTCGTAGGGCTTCTAAATAACTTTTATCCATTTTTTCCACTCAGGACTGCGTGATTAAGAAGGGGCTTTGGTTTTTTGGGGAAAATACGGCTTATCCAGTGTTTTATTGGATGGTGCCGAGGGCATATTTTGATCTCTGCTAGGCTGCAGTAGGTTATGCAATCACAATCCTTGTTGCAGAGGTACATGACATAGGGCTTTGCAATTAACGGGCTAGTTAATATGTATGGTTTTACGTGGGAAAAAGGAAACATATATTACTTATGTCGATTCTTTTAAAACTTCCCTAACCAGATCTTTTTGCTTTTGCTCTTCGCTGATAAAAGGTACCGGCCACCATCCGTATATATTACCTTCAGTACGGTAATATTCTTTTATACCACAGTTTTTACAATGACGCTTGTGTCTTTTCTCATCACAATGATCAATTTCTTTCATGCCATCGTAACAATAGTCCACAGGTACGTAGCCATCATCATGCCATCTATGGAATATGTTGTTGCTACACATGCCCGGAAATAACCATCTAAAGAATGTCATAAAGTCCATAACTATCTCCCTACAAAACGGTCTCCAAAAGATTGATCAAGACCTGAAAACATTTCAGAACAGACTACGTGCACAGATTCCTTAGGTTCAGATTGCACCTCTTTACAACAACCGTGAGCAGGACGAGGGCATTCTGTCAATTTACCTTCTGAGGTTAAACAAGACTTCGTTTCATAATGTTTTTTTGCATGTCCACAATTTTCTTCCAGTGTGCAGGTTTTGTGTGCGCTACATTGTCTAATCTTGGCCATGATTTACCTCAGATTTCGCCTATTTTAGTCCATTCTTTGAGTGCTATCTCTGAAGCTCTTTTAACGATGGGATCCATCTCGCAGGCATATAATCCTCCACAAGAGAAACTATTGATCTCGAGCAGATAGTAATTTAAATCAGCTCCTTGGCAGATGTCTATAATATACATTGGATCTGGAGAAAATGTTTCATGAGCTATCATATCTGCCAGTTTTTTGGCTCCATCCGGATAACCTGGATCGTATTGGGATTTCTCGCCTTTTCGGTACTGGCATCCAGTTATTATCTCATGTTCGGCACACACAAACCGACACTCTTTGAGAATGTCCTTGGCTGTTGAGACTACGATAATATCAGAAGGTTCCATGAACTGCTCTACCCACGGCCACCAGGAGGACTTGAAGGCGTCCTTTGATTCTACGTTCTGTATACACGCTACAAAGGGTTTTAGGCCTGAGCTGGGACGAAAGAACAGAAACTGCTTAAGTCCTCCGAAAGCTTGCTTCTGCAACCATTCAAATCTCCTTAATAGTTCACCACTGGTGACAAAAATATAAGGATCGTTGAAGAGATACTTACCGAAATGGGTGTAATAGGTAGTGCACTCGTAGTTTTTAGGGGTAAGCCATGATCCCGGTATCCACTTCTTTTGCTTTTGCAGCTGGAGGGCAAGCTCTATGGAACCTTGAAATATGACGCAGGAATTGTCCTGAAAAACATCATAAGACCCACTTTGCATGGGCAGGTATCTTATTGTCTCACAGTCCATACCCTGACGCTTAACTTCCTCGGCAAGTTTGCCAAAGCTATTATCTGGCTCAAAATCCTCAATGACCCATTTTACTTCGGACATGTTATTCTATCCCTTTTTAAATAATCAACGATGCTTGACTTTTCTTGTTGTTACTTTGTATAGCATACGCTTCACAGCTGGATCGAGTTTATGCTTGGAGACATGCTTATGCATTGTGAGGCGAGTGCAATATTTAACGTCTGTCATCTTCTGCTCTTTCTTTATCTAAGATATCAACGCCCAACATTTCTTTAAGGACACTATTAAGTATTGCATGATGCCTTTTAATAAACCAGACCATGTAAAACGGATTTAGATATTTAAAAAATAACAGGCACACTCTTTCGAATATATCTTTTTCTTCTAATAATTCTATGAGACTCCAACCTATATAAAACTTTACGTCACTAATGAATAGTTTACATTTTATTATGAATCTTTTTGTTTTTGACAAGTTATTCAACCCCTATCCCGTCCAAATAGTCTTTAGAGGGCACCCACTCCTTCTTATCCAGAGAATAGACAGTGTCAGAATTCTTTATGATGACGTACGAATGGGTAGTCACCACTATCTGGCAGTTTTTCTTTATAGATGCCTGAAAAGAATCAAATATCTTCTTTTGGTTGGTCAGGGAAATACCAGATTCGGGCTCATCAACAAGAACAACAATCCCTTCAAATTCTTTCGTGGCCAAGACCAGAGGCAGCATCGTCTCACCATGAGACCAAAAATGAGAGCCAACATCAAACGCTATGTTTTTGGAATCACTTAAGTCCCCTTTTAGTCGGGGATTATCCTTTTCAGTATCCAGAAATCTAAAATTAACAGGGTCAGCTTTTACATAACAAAGTAGGCGTAGATCTTTTTGGTCGGTAGTGATTAAACGGAGCAGGGAGGATTTCCCAGAACCGTTCTCGCCCACTATTATGTTGAGGCCATCGTGGAAGTCCATTTTAAATGGTTTCATCCCGTTGTATTCGGTCTTGAGCGTGAAGGATTTAAGGAAGAGAGCCATACCCTAATATACTATCTTGGAGAGGCGGATACAAAGGATTTTTAAGATGGCGGGCTGCAGGAGAGTTGAACTCCTGTCATACGGTCGACAACCGTAGGTCCTAGCCGCTGAACGAGCAACCCTGTATAAAATGGCGGGTCTGAGGAGATTCGAACTCCCGATATCCTGATCGACAATCAGGTGCTTTAACCAACTAAACTACAGACCCGTAAAACTGGCGGAGAGTGCAGGGCTCGAACCTGCATGTCCTTGACGGACGCGAGTTTAGCAAACTCGTGGTTTTACCATTCACCCAACTCTCCCTTGTAAACTTAAAAAATGGCTGCTTCCAGAGTCGAACTGGAATATCTCGCTCTTCAGGCGAGCGCCGTGACCGCGTAGGCTAAACAGCCTTAAAATGGTGGGCGTACGTAGAATTGAACTACGATCTCGAACTTATCAGATTCGCATCTTAAACCGTTGGACGATACGCCCTTTAATTCATGGGGAGACGAAAGGTCAATAGAGATCCTTTACCGGATACTTTACTAAAGCTACTGACGTCGGTCTCCCGCTGTGAGTGGTTGCAGGGGTTCGATTTGAACGAACGATCTCCGGGTTATGAGCCCAGTATCTTAACCGGACTAGACGACCCTGCTATTAGTTGATATTTTATTAATAGCTGTTGAAATTAAAGCTGCTATTGATAACAAAATTTGCGGGACTACGAGTTGAACGTAGGTTGGAACCTTATGAGAGTTCCCAGACCACAGGGCCTAGCCTCCCGCATTAATTTTCATTCTGGTAATCTTTTCCAAGACCCGCTTTCCAGATCAGTCGCTTTCCTGTGCCTTCTGTAATCTGAACTATCATCTAGGACTTCCCGACTCGGTACCGTGCTGTATCGCTCTTTCACGTTAAACACTGTACCGTCTATTCTAATCCTCTTCAGGTTAGCCCGTACTGTTGGTATCCAGGCGACCTGTTGCATGCCTCCATCGCTTATTAAGAGGCATTGTGTGTGATTTTCGTTGCTATTCATAAAAACCTTCTTTTTACCTGGTGGCAATGGGCGGGATCGAACCGCCGACTGACGCGCCTTATGAGAGCACCGCTCTACCAAAACTGAGCTACATTGCCATAAAATAAAAGAGGCTTCCGTCGATCTCTCGGCGGGAGCCTCTTTTTGATTCTGTGTTATGCTACTTTATCAAAAAAACTCCCGCTGAGACATGAAATCATCCATGCTATCAAAATCACTAATGATAGCCATACTGATGATCGTCATGATTGTGCGAGAAGTCATTGAAAGTAGCTCTCCTGTTTTTTGAATCCTACTAAATATACACCCGAAAGCAGAAATATGCAAGAACTATTTTAGCTATCTTAGCTATTCGGATAAAGAGACGCCGGGTTGTATTGAATCGAGTTCGTCAGTCTTGTAGACTGTTGAAACGTTCCAAAGAATCCGTCCTCGATAAGCTTGTTCTCGCCTTCGGTATTTACGACTCTGTCACCCTGAGGATTACCCAGACCTGCGTTTCCCTGGTCTTTCATAGAGACTGTCCCCTGGGCTGTGTTACTCTGTTCAGATCCATAAGCACTAAAAGTGCTATCTGTTCCGGCCATAATATGCTCCTTTTAAAGATTGTTTACAAACCTATATAACGAATTTAAATATGAAAAGGTTATTGCTCACAGCTTTGAAGATATTTTTTGATGCTTGCTAGGACCATTTTAGTTTGTATTGCTTCTGGGACTACTCTTTCCTTGAGATATTGATCCAGCCCAGCTTTCGGGACTACGTCTATGTAATCTTTTAATCCTGGATGAGGCTTAGCCTTTATAGTGTCGTCCTTATTCCAGCTGTAGCGGACTCTGTCATAGCTTCGCATATTTTTATATTTTTGAGATTTAGCCGGATCCATTTTAATTGGAGTAGCGAAGGGATTCAGGTTATATTTACCTGAAAATCCCAGTAGGCTTTTAAACTCATCCAGCCAACTTTGATCTGCGTTTATCTTGGGGACAGCTACATACTCTTTACCGTCCATGGTGAAATCCAGGAACTTCGCACCCCCATAGTTGCGCTCAGAGCGTATTTGTATTGAAGCCATAAAATTGCAAAGGGTATTAATTGAGTATCAAAGCTTGACCAGGTAAGTTTTTACGCCATCTTCCTCGAGTTCGATTAGGACTAAAACAGTATCAAGTTCTGATTGACCAGGTTGAATGACCAGGGTTTTTCCTACTGCTACTTTCCATGTACCAGTAACAGAAGGGCTCTCATGAATGTGCCCAGTTAAGAGCACAAGTGGTTGATTTTTCACAGCCCAGTCCAATACAGCTTTAGATCCCACTCTCCGACCATCTATGCACACATCTAGATTCAAGGATTGTGGCGGCATGTGTATAGCCATAATGGTTTTATCTGTAGCACGGATCTTTTTTAAATCATCCTCTATCGTCCCTTTTTTAGCAAAATATTTTCCTAAATCCTTGACAGTTTCCCAACCTTTTTTTTCAGTGTATTCAAAGGGAGCGCTTATGTATTCCTCCGGGAATCTCCACCCAGAATAGTCAAGCTTACATGCAGTTTTCAATCCGAACGGGTAGTCGAGCACATATCCGTAAGCCTTGAATTCATAGCCGTCTTGAGTGTAAGGTCTTTCGTCCAGAAGATCAGCATATTCTCTGTAATATTTCTTCATCGGGTAGAGATCGTCGTTCCCGAAAAAACTGAGAACTTTTATGCCTTTATCTTCGCAAGTTTCGTAGAAATTCTTAAAATCTTTCTTGATGAACTTTTTTTGTTTGACTTCTATGTCTGATCCTTTTGGCAAAAGATCAGCACCTAGGTGTATCAGATTTATATCGTGATCTAATGCGAACTGATACACCTTTTCATATTTGCTGAGGTCTCCGTGGATGTCCGTCGCATAAACGAATCTTAGTGGCATTTAGTCACCATACAAAGCTTTAAGTTCAGCCACAGTAGGATGACCTGCATAATATTCTCCCTGTGGACCGAGATATCCGTCTTTGTGCTTTATAAGCTTCACAGCAATGTATCCGCCTTTTGAGTTAGGGACATTGATTGATATCGTATCAGAAGTCTTCTGTTGAGCAGGAGCCTGGGCTTTTTCGACTGGAGCAGGTTTAGATGCTGGAGTGGGCTCTGGCTGAACAGTCACAGGTGGGGATACCATAGGATCGTCTACAATTACATATCCACCTGGGCTCGACAGGAAATAAGTACCATCACAATAGTAATATGAATCATCTCCTACAACGACTATTGTGTAATAGGGGAGATAAGGAACAAAAGCTCCTGGGAACCAAAACGGATGGTAATATCCGCTGTAATATCCGTTAGATCCACGGAATTCTCCATGAAATCCTTCACGGACATTTCCTCTGTCTCCACCATGCCAAGCAAAAGCACATGCGCAAGCCAACAAAACTACAAGTAACACCTTTCTATCCATAAAATCCTCCTATTAAAAAATATTTTTTGGATCAAAATCAAGTTTTTCCCAAAATCTTATATAATCATCTTTTATTCCAGAAGTTTCCAGTAAAAGATGAAGTACATAACTATTGGGGGCAAGATTTGGGTTTATTTTCCAGAATTCTTTTTCGTCTATATGTAGATATCTACTAGCGAAAAGGCCAATAGCCCCTGACCGACTTATGCCTGCAGAGCAATGTACGACCAATGTTTGAATCTTATCATTTTTCTGCACTTCATCAATAAAATTTAAAATACTTTTCGCGTGCATTTCATTAAACAGATAAAGATTCTTTTCATCGTAGAAATCTTTGGCCCTTTCATAATTTTCTTTTGTGACATCTGCAAACTGTAAACTTATGTGGCCGTGACATCCGAGTTTCTTAAGTATCTCTATGTTCTTCGGATTCAAAAGGATGTCGCTGCTGAAAATGGATATGATAGCCCAACCACCTTCTATGTCAGGTATTATTTTCAATTGATCAATGAATCTTTCGATCCACTGCCGTGATAGGACTACGACTTTTTTAATCATTTATTTTTCCTGTGCCCCAATAAAAGTAGACGCTATTAGGACATTATTAGAAATCAGATTCACCAACCATACACAAGCTGCGCATAGTTTTTCATCAGTGGTAAGCACTGTGAGAAAAGAAAAGGCGAAGGAGCTATATCAAACCTGTCTTGTAACAAATGCACTGGGTTTCCGAGCATTAATTTTACATAAGGATTGAAAAAGTTGTGCTGTTCATAGTTCCACAGTTCTATTGTAGGTACTCCTTGTAGTACTGCCGCATATGCCGACCACGAACTGAAGACTAAAGCCGACTCACATCTTGCTATATTGGCCATAGTTTGAAAAACGTTATCTAATCCAAATCTGAGCAAACTAGGATCCAAATTATTGAAGTAGGTACAGTCCGGATAGCTTTGTTTAAACAACTCTTCGTCTTGCTTAGTCCCGATAAAAAGGGGTTGGATGCCTGATTCAGTTATGTAACTCAAAAATGAAGATAAAAAAGGGATTCTTGGCCTGCTGTAGTTAGTTGAACTGGTTACATGTACCAGTGTGTATCTTCCTTGCGGTATGTTTGGAGGTGGCAGATTTTCGGTTTTAAACCAAGTCCTTAGAGCATGAAACTGAATGTTTTTTAAAAGATGGGAACTCTTTAACAACAGAGATACTGACGTATATGCGTTCTTACTTCCATATTCATATACGCTTTTATCAGAGGCATCATCAAGTTTTATAATAGAGTTCAGAAATCTACATTGCTCGTAGAGATAATCAGTCTTGGATTCTTTTGTCAGGATAACATCTATGACGCAGTCAGGCTCTATACTCTTGATGTGAGCTAGTGGAACAGCGCTGAAGAAGAAATCGCCTATGGTGTTATTGGATCCTTGACAGAGTATTTTGGTCACTTGATATCTTCTATTTTTATTATCTATTCGTATCCTGCGACAAAGTTTGAACCAGCGACAAAGTTTGAACACATTCCGTCTTGTTTTCTGGATAAGGATAGCCATTTGAATACCGAGCAAATGAATAAGTACCATCAACAACATCATTCCCTTTACTGTCGGTCAGAATAATCTTTACATTTGATTTATAACTATATGCTTTTACGATGGAGCGGAGCATCTCCTCGAACATTTCCATCTGCATGGTAGATTTGCCTACAACTTTAATCTTAATGCTATAAGATTGTTCAAAAACCATTTTAATCCTCCATTTCTCATTCTGCGTTTTTGACATATTTTATATATGCCTCTATCCAGTTTTTAGCTATAGCTTCCTGAGCTTCTTTTAGTGTAAGCTGACCTCTACAGACGGCATATAACAACTGTTCTGCGAGCTTCTTTTTCTTTTCAGGGCTCCAATATGAGTTTCTTTTTTGAGGCCATAGATTCAGGATTTTGTCATTGCCACCCAATTTTATTGGTCATGTCACATTGTTGATCATGTGCACGCATGATATTTTCAAATATTTTAGACTTGTTTCTCTCAAAGTCACCGACGTTTGTGTTAAGCTGGACTGCTGCGATTTTCATGTGTCACCTTAAAGTTTGTTCGTTCGTGTTTTTGAACTTTTCTTTTTCTTGACTATATCCCAGGCTTGCGGATTTGTCATTATTGAAGAATGTATAATTTTATAACCATTTCTTTGTTTTTTGTCAACATCGTACGTTATTGTAGGAACAACATTTGAGATGACTGTATCGCCTTTTTGAAGATTATCAAACTCAGTTTTTGTCATGTTTATCTCCTTTGTGCTATGTCTGCGATGCTAAGCGTTTTCATTGAACTCACACAAATACATTGAGCTTTCATCAGTAACAGAAAATCATTTTCAGCTTCTTTTGCAGTTTTGAATGGCTCTTCACTATCGACGGGATGAAATGCTGACATCGAAACCCTTTCGAAAATTGGACCGTCGTTAAGTGTCGTCTTTTTGTCCACACTGCCTGGAGTCAAAGTGTGATTGGGCAGACTGTCTGACCATTCCGGCGTAGAGGCAAAAGATAGAGCTATACAGAGTAAAAGAAAAACTGGGATCTTCACAAACATAAATATTTTCCTTCCAAGAGTAATATACTTTTTTGAAATAGAGAATCCAAGACTATTTTAAAATTTATAGTTTTCAAATCTCCCTACTGGGATTCGAACCCAGGTAAAAGCTTTTAGAGAGCCCTACTCTGACCAGACTGAGCTATAGGGAGATGCTTAGAACATATGCCCGATTCTTGTACAAGATGTTTTTTAGCCCAATTCCGCCAAAGTCTGTCTAGTCTTGTCATTTCTTTATAATACTGCTGATCTTTCTTTTTATTTCCTCTACCAAAAACTAGACCTTTATTTTTCATATATGTAACATGACTTTCGTCATAGGTGTCACTTAAAGGTCGTTTTGACTTGTCTACATGACAGTAATATACAACATCTTCATCTTGTTGAATCCATACATATTTGTGCTGACAGTTCCAACATCCGTTTTGAACGCTATAGCTAGAAGGAACTCCATGTTGTTTTTTGTCTTCAGGGACATCTGGATATGGACAGTGACCAGAAGGTCCGGAATGAGGATCGTTTCCGCAGTAAACAGGACCGTTAGGGGCGCTACAAGTTCTGTTGGCTTTGTCCCAACAAGGGCACCCTCCTTTTGTGGAGAATATTACAGTACTTGCGGCATTGCTTATTTTTTTCAAAAAGTCATCCTTTTCTCTGATTCTCTGGTTTTCCGTCTTTCTTCTTGCCGCTTTTTGCGTCTATCTTCAACTTTATCCAGCACAACATCTAATTTATTATCAGGATCAGAATCTCTGCAAAAAGGCTCATAAATATACCGGGCATCAGGTTCAGATAGATCTAATATAAATCCGTGCTTTCTCAGAGTTTCAGTCAATATTTTCCGATCCATAGTAGATTTAAAAACATACGCATTTAGATCTTTCAGTTCTTCTTCAAATGCTTCGCAAATTATATCTTCCATCTCTTTAGCAAATTCTTCTTGAGTAAAAAGTTTTTCATGTTCTAAATCTATAGTCCAATCCGTGCCCTCTGGAGTGCCTTGAGAAAGTTCGTATTTATGCATCTTTTTCTCCTTTATGAATTTATGATAGTCTGTGACTGTCGCTCCATTAGTAATGGCTAAACTACGCTTTCTAAGAGTTAGACCATAGTGTGGGTGACCTTTTCTAACTCCGTGGAACCAACATCTTTTTATAGAAATACTTTCAGCAAACTTGTGAAGTTCCTCGACAGTATCAGCCCACATGTGACACATGGAGCTTTTACTTGAGTACCGTTTTAATTTATCTACATAAATCATAGATGCTCAGCTGCGTCCGTGGACTTTCACCACTCCACTCAGTAGCGCTTACCGAGGGGCGCTATTCCCTAAAGCATATTACTATATGCCCTTCTCTTTGGCCGGGCGCAAGACGCAGCAGGGCACCTATATTTACTATTTATTAGCCCAGTCAGGTACTTCGCTAACCGTAAATGCCCCGTAATAGTCTGTGATTCCGTTTTTCCTCAGATGCTCAGTAATGGCGTACCGTATACAAGCAGCACTGCTATTTGAGTCAGACAAGCCTCCTGCGTTTGCGATTTTTGAGGAGTTAAATATTGCCGCCATCATAAGCATCTCTTTGGGTGTTTCAAGTGTTAGCATTATTTCGAATGGCTCTATTGACTTTCTAGTTGGCTGAGCAGTAACTACTTTCATGATTCATCTCCTTGGATTAATGGTTTAAAATAAGGTGGCAACCTGCCAGCTCACGAGGGCAACAGGCGCAAGTGCGTGATCGTGTCGGTTCACTTACGGAGCCAAGCCGCTAAGCCTATAGATCTTGCCACCACTTATCGATCATCTGTGCACGTAAGATGTGATAAAAAATTATGTCGTGTGTTACTTGGATTACCCCAACAACTGTGATAGTCATCATAACCTAATTCTCTGCGAATTTTACAGCTTAAGCATTCTCCATATTTATCATCTTTCCAAGGACATTTGTCTAACTCAGCCTTAGCTTCTTCTTTTGTTTCTCTGATTAATCTATCGGGTATGTTAGATGTAAAAGTAGTTATCTTATCTATCATTAGTTTCCTAGCTTCTTTCACACAATCAGGTTCTAGTGGAGTTTTTTGATATTTAGATAAAACTCGATCCACTACTTTTAAGGATAAATATAATTCTTCTAAAAATTCTCGTTCTTTGCGATGTAACTCTAAAGAAGTCATGATATTTCTCAGTTCTGTTTCAATTCTTTTTCTCTGCTTTTAAAAAGGATGCCTTCATATTTAAATGCACACTGCCCTACTACCAGCTCCGAGGAGCTACCTCTTGCGAAACGGAGACAGAACCAGGCACCTTACCCCCGTTCGGTCAGATAACAATCTGCTTTCGTGCATCTAAAGTATAAAGGCATCCAATTCTCTTATGCCAGTCTCAGATCCTTAAAGATCCTCCCATCGTCATAGCAAGCTATGGCCGTAACTTGACCATCAAGATCTGGCTCATAGAAAGATGAAAAAATCTTCTCTTTCTTCAGGAGTTCCATATGCCATATCTTGAGCTCGATGAGATTCCTGACTCCCAGTACTGTTATGGTCGTATTATTCCATAAATGAAATTCCTTAGGATACTCTATGGCATATTGCGCTAGAGCATGCATCGCCTGCACCAGACGGTAGGTCTCGCTGAGATCACGCCTTGCTAACACATACATCCGCATCTGTGTAGGCATGGATGATCTCCCGAATAAGGTTTTCGTCAGGTTTGTTATCTTCTGCAGGATGTTCGATAACATCACGTGGGACTCCTCTGAGTAGGCAATAAGCTATATGCTTATGTCTGAACTCTTTTTTAAGTTTGCTGAGGATTGAGGTGTAGCCACCAATCCATTTCCAAGGCGTAGTTTTATCCCAATAGCCGTCGCAACCGTTATGTTCTCTCTGACACTGCTTATACGCTGCCTTCGATTTTCGGATCGAATCCGCCAACTGCTTAAGGTTCTGTTTCAATTCCAGAAGCTTAGTCATTGTTTACTCCTATTCGTTTGTGTTTAAAATACAGATACACTGAATAGAAGTGAACTTATGGCGGTTTGAAAACCTAATGTAAAGTCTACAGCATTTTAGTCCTCTCTTAACACCGTTAATGAATCCACAGAGCTAAAGTCTTTCGCTATGCTATCGGTGAAGGTAAGTCGCCAGGAACCGTCAAAAAGCCTGTCCAGGTGAAGCATACCAGCGTCTATGCCTTCATTACGTATAGAGGTAGCCTTAGACAACAAAAGCTCCTTTTTTGTTCCATCTTTAAAATTGATAACGACTGCTCTTTTCATAAAATGTAGCCACATCCCTGGCATAATGGGCAACAAACATCTGCTCCCTGATTTGATAGTACTCCTGCTCCATGACATTCAGGGCAATTATCCTCTGGTACTGTGGAAGTACTTTTATGCTCGGCTTTTTGCTTAGCATACCGTTCTGCTTGCTCAACAAGCATAGCATCACGGATAGACCTAAGTTCAGAAAAAGAAGAATACTTGTTCATACCTGTAATATACTTTTTTGTCAGAAGGCTTACTAAATAAAACTTATTCAATCGGAATATTCTTTACATGGTTTACCATCCCATACATCCCACCATTGCAATCTCTTACTAGGGCCTATTTTTCCATCACCGCTTATACGAAGTTGTGATTTTACCCAATCTTGGTTTTTTACAAATTTATTTTTTTGAGGGGCGATTTCCATTGTCTGATATTTTATGCTCCTTTTTGTTACTTTATACTCTACTTGGTTTACAGTAATAGTTCTTCCGGTTTTACTGATACCTATCACTTGATAAAATGAGTGACAACCACATCCGATAGAATGTACTAGGATAGTTCCTAATTGGATCTGAGAAAGCATTATTAACTCCTATATGGCTGGGGTGTGAGAATTCGAATCCCAATAGCTGGAGCCAGAGTCCAGAGTCCTACCGTTGGACGACACCCCATTATATTTAACCTTTTAGTTTCTCTCTCATCCTTTTGGCGGCTTTTTTTAACGGGCACCATTTAGGTATCGGGATTTTCAATGTCTTCAAAGTTTCTTTCATCTTATATCCTTCAACATCTCGTTTTCTTGTCACTAACTTCGACATCTTTGTACAATTATTTAAAGTAATGGAGAGATTCCCACATTCAGTACAAGACTTAATGATCGTTATCGTTTTCTCAACATAAACTCGTGCTGTCATGTAATTCTCCTTTTAAAATCGGAGCGCCCGGATTTGAACCGGGGATAACTGCGACCCGAACGCAGTGCCATACCAGGCTTGGCCACGCTCCGTTATTATTTAGTGCTCTTGTTCATCGCCGATGACTACCGAAAATTGTAATTTATGATCCTTGTATTTATCAAACTGCTCCTTCGTTATGGGTAACCAATTAACGACGGTTATCCATACTCTATAGTCGCATCCTCGATTTGTGAGCTCTGCATTTGCGTCATCTGAAAGCGCTTGCTGCACTGCCATCGGATCAGCAAGATTCGTAATGCAATTACTAACATCTGTTTTGCCGGTGTCACCATGGTAAGTCGTGTAAACTACAAACCAATATGACATGAGGACCCCCTAAACTGAGCCGCACTTTAGTTACTCAACACCTAGTTTTTTCTGTAAATCCTCATAGTCATCTACTGATAAACCGTAATATCCTGCTCCATGCTCTAATTTTGCGGCTATAAAAATCCTTTTAAGATTCTCCGTTTGTGTCTGGGAAAAATGTACCCCATGCAATATGTGCTCTAGAAAAGCATCCATAGTCATAGGGCACACATGTTCAACTATGTTAGCTATCATTTCTGCGTACTGCCGAATCTCATATTGGGCATGACTATCTAATCTTAGCTTCAAAAAATTCATAAGATTATGAAGATCTATCTGCCAGTACCACTCGGTGTAGAGATTCAGAGGTAGAATGATCCTGGCTGTCTCCCTGGAAATCCCCATATTAATGCTATACTCATACACTTCATAAGCTCTTTTTGTGGCTCCTTCTATATTAGAAAGAGTATTAAGTTCGTCGATAGTATCCAAACGATCACCACTACCTTGTTTATTTGTCTTTGACTGCTTTCTGATGTTTTCTTTCCTTGGTATATAGAACTCATTTTTCATCACAGAGTATCTTCCGGATACCTCAGAGACCCTGGCCGTTCGATGCCTGATAAACTGACGGGCTACAAAAATGGGAAGCTTTATGTGGAACTCAAAAATGACTTTTTCAAAAGGGGAAGTGTGCTGGTTCCGCATGAGATAGCTTATAAGACCCTTGTTATCGCTTATAGACTTAGTCCCTTCTGCGTACGATACCCTGGCTGCTTCACATATCCTTGCGTCGTCACCCATGTAATCTATGAGTCTAACGAAGCCCTTATCCAGCACGTCGAACTTTCTGTCCAGGATCGATTCTGCGTCAAGAACTATTTTGTGAGGCATATTACAAGTCCTCTGGTTCTTTCCTGAGTGATCGATACCAATCTGTAATCTCTTTTTTGTGGGGATTACTTTCTAAGGCTTTTCCTACTGGGCAGTCGCAGATGTATGACTGCCAGCCCATACCATCGTTCCATTGGACAAAACCGGTATCATCGCACTTGTGACAGGTCTTATCTTTTGGGAGTTCCAAAAGCCACTTTATAATCTCATTTACATCCCAGTGCTCAGGGATAAATGTTAGCTTGCAAACCTTGAAAGGTTCAGTATCAAGCATGGTGCAGTCTTTACAGCTAGACTCGTGGTTTCGTTTGTGCGCGTAACATTTGTCGATGACAGCTACTAAAACATCGCGTATTACATTTTGAGCATTGGGTAACATAATTCACCTTTTTCTAAGTGGCTGGGATGCAGTGAGTTGAACACTGATGGAGGGCTTCAAAGACCCTAATCCTACCATTGGATGACATCCCAATAAACTGTTTGATTTAGTTATTTTTCATGCTTTGTTTCTGAGATATGATGTATGGTCTGGCACGGGAGGTAAATCCTCTTTTTTTATAGTAAAACTTGGCTTTATACAGACTAACTCTTTTTTAAAAAGATCAATCCAAGTATCGAGCATGGTTTTCATATAGCTATCATGGAAAAGAATACTTAAAACGCCATACTTACTGTTCCAGTTCCTTCCTGACATTTTTCCAGTGTTACTTTTTCGTATTGTCTGTATTTTGGATATACCTAAAAATTTTTTCCAATAATCTTTTACATCTTTCTCATTTTGGTCTACATGTAGTTGAATTTTATACTCTATTTTTTTATTTCTAACATTTAAAATTTTAAACCATACAGTACAATACTTAATTAAAGAAGGGTCGCTGTTACAAAGGCCAAGAGTCCACGTACTGCGCCGGTAGCCCTCACAGGAGTAGTACATGATAAATAATTTAAAACTATCATCGTTTTTTAATCCACTGTCCCACAGAGTCTCTGCTACTTTTTTGTATTTTTCATGGACTCTTTTGTATTTTTTCCTATTAGCTAGTCCCGCAGCAATGCAGTTGTTTTTATGATTAGCCTTACTTCTTTTTAAAAAAACGTTTACTTTTTTAATTTGTATGTTTTTTATCCAGTAGTGAACAGTACTTTTTCCTTTGTTTAGCATCTTACAGATATCTGGTAAGCTATACCCGTTTTCACGTAATTTGATAGCTTTTTCTTTTAAATGGCCGTATTTATTCATTTTGTACCTCCCAATTACTTTGTAATATTGTATGTGCTCTGAAGTACAAAACGCATTAAGAGGTTATTAAAAAATCGGGGCGGTCAGACTCGAACTGACAAAATTTCTCGGTCCCAAGCCGAGGGCCTTACCTATTTGGCCACACCCCGTTATATCTTAATCAATTTAGATGTTACTAAAAGATAGTTCCAGTCCCCGTCTTCTGTTGGTACAGTGTCTTTCTTCCAGTCTGCCACAACCCCATAAACCGAATAATCTGAGGGGCAGTTCTTTTTAGCTTCTTTTTGTGTCTTCCAAACCGATCCTCCGGCATAGTAGGGCTCTTTTATGCCTAGCTCTTTTAAAAGGACAGGATCTGTAGTCCTACCCAATTTTTCCAGATTTGGGAGCAGTTTGAAGTTTTTTTCGTAGGATTCTGTACGACCTATAGTAAAAATCATTTAATGAATTTCCAAGGTTCGTTGTGTCGGCAGTATTCTTGTGCTGCATAATCTTTCTGCTCTGCTATTTCTTCGTTTATCCTGGAGATCTCCAGGAGGTTCTGGAAAGCTTTTAGAAAGGTGCCTTCTTCGAGATCCTGCAGGAAAAACATTATACCCATAGAATCCCAGCAATCGACTTTTTCTATCCTAAAACTTTTCAGATTTTCTCTGAAAGCTTCAATATTAAAAATGTGATTAAACTGTCCCTCCACTAAGAAGTAAGACTGGCCTTTATATATGTCAAGTAGTCTGTTTGTATTCTCTGAATAGTCTCTCTGTTCGTCATAGTGTCCGTAGGAAAAATCCCACCATGCTGCCTTCTCTCTAATAGTCTCCATTAACCTAGGATCTACTATGGAGAAAAAATCATGCAATTTTTTGAGATCAGGGAGATACTCTATTGCTTCAGGGTCTTCAGAAGGATCGCTTGGGTATATAATAGCAGTAAAAGATTCTCTTACAATCTTCAGCACTTCTACTATGCTCTCGATGTGAAAAATTTTGGCGTATTCGGGGCTGAACAAAACGGCCTTAAATCCGCTAGGATGGTCTACAACAAGTCGTTTGTTCTCTTCGGAATAAATGTCTTTTTCGTGCAAATAAAGGGTCAGATGTCGCTTCATGGGGACTCCTGGGTGAGGTGTCCTTATAATATACTATCTTGCGCGATAGATTTCAAAGTAAAAAATGGCTGGCTTGAAAGGTGTTTCACCCCCATCTCCAGGCCTATTGCCTGGCGCTCTGATTGATTAAGCTACAAGCCAATGAAATGGCTGGCGAGACAGGATTCTAACCTGCGATCTCTGCGTTAACAGCGCAGCGCTGTGACAACTCAGCTACTCGCCAATAGAAGTAGAAAAAGGACATTCTTTTATTTCAGTAATTGATTTTAACAGATTTTTCTCAGCTATTCTTTTTAAAACTCCACATACTGTAGATTTAGTACAGTTTAGTATTCTCGCTATTTCTATTTGTTTTACGTTGTTTTTATATAGTTTAATAAGAAGATTTTTGTCTACAGGTTTGGGCATCTCTTTGTAGTCATAGCGATCTATTGTTGGTTTAAACTTGTTTAATTTCTCTTTATTAAAATGAATATCATGATGACAGTTTGAGCATAGAATAGAGCATTTCTTTAGCTCTTCTTTTAATTCAGGTCTTAGGTCGTCAGTTGTTTTATAATATCCCGTACTATTTATGTAGTTTGCTATTGCAAATTTTTTGTCCTTGGTATGATGAAAATCTAAAGCTTCGTTGCAGCTGCTGTATCCACACATTCCACACGAGTATGAATTTAAAAAATCTAAGCACACTTTTTTGTTTATTTGGGATTTTGTGTTTTTATCTATATGGTGAAGTTCTTTGTGACAGTTGTAACAGACTACTACACATTTTTTTATTTCTTTCTCTATAATAGACCACCGATATGTTTTTAATTCGACCATAGAAAATTCTTTTACGGTAGGGTCGGTGTGGTGGAATAACAAAAGCCATAATCTGTTCTCTCCACAAATAGAACATTTTTCTCCAATTAATTTTAAAGCTTTTATCTTTTTAGCCCATACAACAACATAGCTATGCTCAATTTTTAACATAGCTGTTTCTCTCGCTGAATTTGGGTAAAACGGGGGGCAGAGAAGATATACCGATATTTATTTCTTTGTTACAATTACTACAAATTAATACACACTTTCTAATTTCTTCCGCTATCTTCTCCCAGGAGAGAGAGTCGGTCCATATTCTACTTATAGAAAATTTCTTGGTATTTGAGTTTATATGATGTATTTCTATAGCTTCATAACATTTATTATACCCGCAACAGGCACACTTTCCCCCTAAAGATTCTATAATTCTTTTTCTAGTTTTTTTTCTCCAACGTTTAACAGCCTCTGAATTACTAGACATATGCCTCCTTTAAACAAGAAAGCATATGAATAGATTAACAACTTTTGTTAATAAAGCTGGCAGGGTCAGAGTCGAACTGACGTACTCCATATTAACAGTATGGCGCGTAAATGCCGGTCTTCGCTACCTGCCAGTAAGATGGTCTGGGCACTCAGATTTGAACTGAGTCCACGTGACCCCAAATCACGGATGCAACCGAGATACACCATGCCCAGAAAGGTGCTTCTGACAAAATCGTATATGTCAAAGATCTGAATACCAAAACAAAAAGCCCAGCGAGTCTTTTCAGATTCGCCGGGCTTTTGGTGTTCTTGGGGTCGTTACCTAGTGAATAATCTCCCCGCCCAACGAATCGATGATTCGCGGTTGTGGCTGATTATTATTAGGGTTAACGACAAAGATCATAAAACTTTCCGTTGATTTGACCAGGCTGGCTCAACGGTAAGCCTTTAAAGGTTCAGTGCCACTGGCAAAGAACAAGGGAGCCGGACTGTCATTCAGTACTAAATATATGCTGATTCCCGGGAAATGTCAACAATTATCTTTCAAGATACTGATATTTTACATGAAGAAGGATTCCGTCTGGAGTCCTTACAGTATCCAACGAAATGATTTTCTTGCCGTCCATCATCTTATGCATATCTTCTTTTCCTAAGTAGACCTCATAAACCGGGGCACAACTCAAGAAAATTAAACCTATAAAACAGATTAGAAACTTTTTCACTTTACTGTCTTCTCTATTTGTTCTAATTTTATGTTGTTTAGTCTGGTTTGCTTTCTTTTTTCTATTGTTTCTTTGGAAGGTTTTTTACCAAACATATAATTATTTTTACCTCTATGCAATTCGGAAAGCTTTTTTCTACCTTCATCAGATAAATTATAAGGTTTATTTTTGTGAGATAGACTCATTTTAATCTTGGTTTCTTCAGAAGCTTTTTTACCCCAATTCTTACTTTTTTCGCCTTTTTGCCAAGCACTCATTTTAATTTTTGTTTCCTCAGACACGATTTTATTTATATTAGCAAGACCTATTTTTCTCTTAGTTTCTTCAGAAAGAGTCTTTCCAGTTTGAGAAGCACTCATCTTGAGCCTAGTTTTTATTGAAGGGGATTTACCATAAAAAGGACTTTTTTCTCCTTTAAGTGCATTGCTTATCATATCTTTGTGCTCTTTGGACAGATGCCTACCATACATGGGATTTTTACAGCCCTTCTTTGCTTCAGATATCTTTTTGCAGGTATCTGGACTAAAAATAGGTCTAGCTGCGGATTTGAAATTAAATCCTACATTTTGATCTAAAGAATTTTTAGAATGTATCCACCAATCTTCTTTTTCGAGTAAATTCTCTTTAGGACACTGCTCTAATATTTTAATTTCAAAGTTTTCTTCCCCGTAGACTTTGTAGGAGTTTTGTAAGTGTGGATTATTGTGGATGCCTCTACGTAATTTCCACAAATGTTGAGAGTATCTTCTATTAATGTCAGTACTAGACCCTACTAATATTTTATTATTTATTTTACAGACAATTCCATATATCCCGCATGTAATCATATTTTTACCTTACTATATCCTTTATCTCTTCTTCACCTTCATTGATATACTTAATCTCTTTGTCGTCTAGTTTTTTTAATATAGCCATAAATTCTGAACAATGCACCTTTTCTTCGTTGGCTATGTCTTGAACAACTTTTTTCACTGTTTTATCATCAGCAGCATCTGCTATAAGTTCATACAGACTTGCGGCATCTTCTTCTGCAGAAATAGATAATCTGATAGCCCTGACTAGTTCTCGTTCATCTAAGGCGTTCCCAGGCTCTAGTATAGGGCTAATACTCGTGAAATCCATGGCATTTTTTTCCATGTGCTTCAAGAGTTTGTCATATTGTTCTTTTTCAGAAGAAGTCTTTAAAAAAGACAAGACTACATTTCTAGTGTTCATGGGTACTCCTATAGAACGAAAAAAGACCTATTTTAATAGGTCTTATTATTAACGGAGTATTAAATTTGAATCTTAGCCGATTATTTTAAATCGCCAAGTCCTGTTCAACGGATCGCTTGATATACGAGGTATCTCTACAATAATACAGCCGTCTTCAGCCCTGAGGTGAAATTTAGTATGCTTCTCGCCAAACTCTTCTTCGAGTATCTTCTCTATTTTGGCCGACACAGGTTTAGCCTCGATTACGCTATGGATTATTGCATCTCCAAATTTCTGCCCCAGAGAGATCTTTTCGCTATGAGAAAACTCAGACATCTTGCCTTCTCCAATATTAGCAATTATGTGTCAAAAACTTTGTATATCTTCTTCTGTCTTTTTTCGTAGCCATCACCGATATGGCCTCGATCTGGTCATAGGATAACTTTTTTGATGGGATTAAATATGCAACGCGCTTACCGGTTTTTGGATCGATGACTTTGATCACTGGAGTGTATGGGCTGCATTTCGGAGCAATATGATCACAAATTGTATTATAGACATGCGGGAGAGCATGGCTTTTTTTCGAAAATTTCTTGCAAATGAAGAGTCCGTCTTTCATAAGATTACTTTTATTCTCCCATCTCTTGTCGTTTGACCTGGGCCGCATCATCCAGAGCCCCCGCTATCTCTTCCAAAAATTCACAGTACTCGGTATCGTTCATGTCTCTCGTAGCGTCAAATATTTCGGTTACAAAATCCTCGGCGGTTTTCATAGCCCTCCTATTAAGATTTTAAACAATCTTACAAGGTATTACCGCGTCCTCATCAAAAGAGTAAACGGCGCATAGCCGATGGTACCCGTCTGCAATTATGATTTTTCCGTTAATAGGATCCCGCACTAAAAGGATAGGCGACAATACGATTTTCTCAGCCATTGAAAACACTCCAATCTTTAGTTAAAACGTGAATGAGTACGATTGCAGCTTCATATTGTATACGATAAACGTCTTTTTCGTCTTTCTTATTTACTTGTATGACAAATTC